GAAAGAGATTCTTTGGGATTTACTACTAATTCCTTGATTTTAGTTGTGTTGGGTGAATACTTATGCAGAACTTTCCACAAACCCCAATCACGAATAGTAGAATCGCTCTTCCAACTGTCAAGCAGCGTGGAGGAAGAATTCATCTTGTAACTACCACCGAGTGTATCATCTAGCTTAATATCGTTAGCTAAGCAATATTCTAACTCTGGGTAGTTTGAGTAGGAACGGTCTCCGCCATTCCCGAAGGTAAGTTTACTACGAGGATAAAGATTTTGCACATCCTTCAACAAAGAAATAGCAGTATTATCTGTATCGTCGAAACTTAATACTGAATCAACATAACGTATTGATTCTAATATTACTTTTCTAGAAGAAAAGTTTATAAAAGGCTGTCCTTTTTTACGAGACAACCAGTTATCTGAATTTAGGCCGACTATTACGTGGTCATAATTTTCAAAAGCATCTTTAAACATAGCAATATGACCGTCATGTACGGGGTCAAAACCGCCAGACAATATAACTATGTTATGATACATTTAGTGTACCAATATGCTTTGCAGCATCGTCAAAGACAAATCCTGCAGGCTCACCAAGAGCCTTCCAAGAATCCATTATCTTAGTATGCTTGCAACCACGGCGACCAGCGGGGCAAGTGCACCCTCGTTTAGTAAAACGGTATAACGCAGTAGGAGCGTCTGAATCTTCAAATTTAGCGAGTTCATAGAAATAGTTACCCTTTCTCAAAAGATACTGTGCCATTTATTCCTCTATGTGTATAAGTTAATATAACAAGAAAAACAGCATATAGCAAGAACTTTCTTGCATATGCTGGCGGTTTTTTGTCGTGTTTAGCGGAAAGCTACGCAACTTTATAGGTAGTAATACTAAGAGGTACTAATGCACGATGGTACTCTGCCTTTAGAACTGATTGTTCTGGTAGTCTATCATTAATAAAGGTTTGTCTTAGCAACTTATAGTGCTGTTTAAATTTAGGGCCATGCGGCTTACAACGAGTATTAAATTTAGCATATTCAAAGTACTGAATAGCATGAGCTACTTCATGTGCTACAACTGCTTCTACTTTTAGTGCGGTATCTCTGGCATAGAATCCACCAATAGTTTTATCTTCATCATATGAAGGATACTCATAAAATCTATAAGCATATTTAGGATCATGATAAAGCATTGCAGTACCATACATAGCAATATTAATACCAGGACCATTCTTGTAGATTCCGCCACGAGAGCTTCTTCTAGACCTATCCCAGTCAAGTTTAGTGTTTAGTCGAAACGTATCGTACATATTCTTTTGTACAAAAGCCTCAAGCTTGAGCGCAAAACGCAAGGCAATGTTATTATACTGAATTTGTCGTTCACTTAGCATCTACGTTTTCCCGTACTTGGATCAGCAGCTTCTTCTTTAGATAGTACAACATAATTACCTTTGTTATACGCCTGCCCTACGATTAATGAGTCAGAACCGGAATACGCATTAGAACGTTTTGCGTACCCATTGCCTACTGTATCAGAGGTAGGAGGCATTGGACGTAGGTCTGCTCGTAGATCAGGAAGACTATACGGACTACGCTTAACTGCACGACCTTTAACACCCATTTTCTTTAACCATTCTTCATGTTGCTGTAAAATTTGCTTTTTCATATTCTTAAGTTTATATAACCTGTTAAGGGTTGAACAAAACTACCGTCTATCTCAGGGTTAAACAACGCAATAGCAATATTTCTAGCTTCTATAGTTTTATCTAAGCTATGATCGCAGAATAACGCAAGTCGTTGGCCTTTTACGGGACTACCCATCTCTTCAACATTATTCTGATCTAGCTGAAAATATACTAAAGACTTGAATAAAAACTTAGCAAGAGTACTATTTATGCTAAACTGCTTATTGTGTTGTCCGAATAACGCTGATATATAGAACTCATCTGGTATACTATCAGTATATACCCAACGATTAGCATTATACAAGACATGAATAGCTTCAAGTAGTCCAGTATCTCCAAGACGATCTATATCGCCCATACGTAGATGTGCTTCGATTATGTAGTCGTCTAGTGTTTCCACATTCAAACAACCAGTATAATCTGGTATATTGTTATCAACCCATGATTGCAATTTATATAGCGTATTTTTATTAGTTGGTGCTAGCTTCCAGTAGTCAAATAATCCTAGCTGTAACTTTTCACCTATAAAGCTCACATCAAATACTATTTTACCTTTTACTACAATTAGATCCGTAGAATAATGAGTACCAAATAGATACTTAGACCAAAAGTATCCTGCAAGATTTTTATACTGAGAATATTGCTCTGCATTGTGGCATAGAATAGCTCCTACACCACCGCCATATAAGTTAGTTATAGGTTTTATGATTATCGGATAAGTAGTGGGGTCTGTACCTATTGGGCCAGCAGGTAAGTTTTGTGATAGTGCTACTTGTAACTTATTATAAACCCAGTTATGTTTTGGGTTAGTAGTCCAAGCAACTTCGTCTGATGTGGGTATTACAGAACCCCAGTCCGATAGGTATTTGTAGTAATTAGGCATAGCTAATTTAGGATTGTAGTTTTTCCAAGGCATTTATACTCCATACTAAAAAAGGCACAGCATTATCGCTGTGCCCTCTCATTAAGCCGAAAATCCCGGCTGTTTTGGGTCTTTCCACAGAGTTGTGGAAGGAACTTTGATGAGACGTTTATTAGTCTCATTTTTATTAGGGTTCTCAATAGTAACCATAACCCGCTTACCTTTTTTGTGAGCGTGTAGCTGGTTTAGCACACGGTCTGCAGATGCTAGGTACTCAGAACGCATAGCGTTAACGATCTTTTTAGATACGTTAGAGTGAATACCAGCAGACTGTTTGCCGGAGCTTTTTGAAGATTTACCTTTAGCCATTTTGTTTACCTCTTTAATTTCGATAATTAAATATAGCAGTATAAAAGCTAATAAGCAATCTTTATCTCATTGTAGTTTGTGCACTGTATGCAGATATTGTAACATTTTGATACAGATCTAAAAGTACTACTATAAAGTCTGAAGAATTATATAAATACCCACAGTTTCTACAATCTGTAGATTCTGTAGGTTCTAACTTTCCTTTATAGTACCAAACTTCTTCTTCGCTAGAACATCTAGGGCAAGAACTTCTAGCTCTTAGTACACTCATTAGTGATACTTAAGCTCTTCTAGTATTTGCTCAATCAAAGTTGATTTGTTATGACGCTTATCTAGTTCTAGTCCTAAGGTACGAGCATAAGTCTCTAGCTGATCTTTGTCCATACGCAATAGTTGTTCCTCTGTTAGTACAGTAGGAGCGCTGAGTAGTTTCTTAAGAAAATTAAATATCATGTTCTATGTGCCTTTACTTTGCTAGCTACGGCTTTAGGTTGTTTAACAAACTGTTTACCTTTTTTAGTGCCTTCGCGTTTTGCACGATTTGTAGCAGCTTTTTCCTCTGGTGACAGAGATTCCCAAGCTTTTTTAGGTAAATATCTGCCACGCTTAGCTCTAGGCTTATCTTGCTCACTAGCCTTAGAGTATTGCCACTCTTGTTCAGTCCACTTCTGTAAAGAACGCTGAGTTGGTTTAAGAGACATTACTTTTTCTTCTTCTTAAGAATAGCTGCTTGAAGAGCCGGTGGAAGCTTTTTCTGCGACGCACTTAGAGCTTTTGATTCAGCTTTCTTAGAATCTTCTTTCATTGGTTTTTTAGCCATGTTATACTCCTTTAAAGCTTTTTAGCTTTCTTTTTTCTAGTTACAAGCAGCTTTTGATTTTTCTCTACGACTTGCATACCAGCTTGTTCTGTTTGCTTTTTTAAAGACTTATACTTTTCAGCAAGGGTAAGTTTTTTCATTTCTTATAACCGCCGCCAGCCTGCTTATATTTTACGGCTAGTAGTTGTGCTTTTCTAGCACTCCACTGACCTGGTGCTCCGCCTTTAGAACCGGCTTTTATTTGTTGAAAAATGCGTTTACGAAGAGTAGGCTTAGTATATACGCCTGCTTCGTTAACTCTAGATTCGGCCATTATGGCATACGCTTACGTTGCGCACGTGCCTTAAACATTGCGGCTGCTGCAACTCGCTGACCTGCTTCTTCGCTGCCATACTGCTCAGCGGCTTTAGAGGCTACTTTTTCAAACATTTTACCTTTTTTACCGATATCTTCACCTGCAACAGCGCGTTTAGCTAAACTGGAACGTTCTTTCTTACTTAGCATTTTCATACCAGGCTTAGTTTCTTTTACCATTGATATTCTCCTTAAAACAAAATGAGAGTGTATTTACTACACTCTCATTATACTATTTTAGTACGTTACGTCCAGTTTTATTTTAAAACTTTATGGTAGTGTGTTTACTAACTCTTGTGTAGCGGCTAGTTCTGGGTCAGGTACTAGTCCGTAGCTTGCTAGAGCGCCATCTGGTCCTGCCATATCGTCGCTAACAAAGAATTCAACGTATTCTTTAAGTCCAGGAATAGTACCAATGTGAGCGTTCTTGACGTAGAAGTATAGAGGACGGCTAACAGGATAATCTCCGGCTGCAATGCTATCTACACTAGGAAATACACCATTAATAGTAGCTACTTCAAGCTTTGCTGTGTTATTCTGATAGAAACTAAGACCAAACACACCAATTGCTGTTGGATTTGCATCAAGACGAGAAAGAGTCTCAGTATAGTCACCATCAATATCAACAGCTACGCCATCTGTACGAACTGAATGACAAGATTTCTTTTGATCATCATCTAGTTTTTCTACTCCAAGAACTGCTTTGCATCCTTCTTCCATTACTTTTACGTCAAATACTTCACGTGTTCCATGCTTAGTACCTGGAATAAATGCTAGAATCTCAGTCGCTGGTAGTGCAGGATCAACATCACTCCATAGTTTTGCAGTACTATCAACGTGAAGTGCACTATATAGCTGAGCAGGAGTTAAGTCATCAATATTTAGTTGGTCAATGTTAGAAGCAAATACAATTCCGTCATAGCCGATTCTGACTTCAGTGATTGGGCCAATGCTAGTTTCACAAGCAGCCCACTCTTCTTCTTTCATTTTAGAAGAAGAGTTTGCAATATCAACTGTATTCTCTCCAACGCCTTCACATAGTTTTTTGCGTCCAGCACCTGAACCGCCACCTTCTACTACAGGACTTGGAAACTCAAAGTTTTCTCCAAAAGCTTCAGCAACAATAGTTGCATAAGGTAGAACTGTGGAAGAACCAGTTACTTGTATTTGATCTCTAGCTTGTGCAGCAGAAGCAGCGCAGATAAGCGCGATAGCGTATACTATTTTCATATAATCTCCTATTCACCATTCATGGTTTATAGTATAACTATATAACATTTTTGTAACAGTTTTATGACAATAAAAAAGCTGGGTTATTCACCCAGCTTTTTTACTTTTACAATTTCCCCAGCATACTGCTCTTCTTGTTTGATAAACGAATAAAAGCTTTGCACTGCTACTTCTTTATTTTTTGCTTCAATATCAAAGTCTGCATATTCTAGCATAGGAACATGGTTAGCCATTAGCTCTTCATCCCAGAATACCTCGCTGTGAGCGTTTGGTTTCATCCAGTAATCTGTATTATCAGGGTGAAATGACTGAGACTTGTGAAATAGTGGGCGAATATCTTTCCAAGTTTTTACAGCTTCCTTAAAGAAATCTGACGTGTGCGTAATATGTTCTACAGAGCGAACTTTACGATTTACAGTTTTCTCACCTAGCTTAACTTTTTCAGTCTCGGTCATACGATGGCAAGCATAGTGATGTGTGTCTAGCGTACAACGTGTAGGAATACGTTGTGCCAATTCGATAGTATGCTCAATATCATAGCCATTTGGCTTATCTTCATTTTCTACCGCTAGACATTGCTGAGCATAGTCTGATAGATGATGAAAATTAGTAGCAAACCGTTTGATACCGTCTTCGCGCTTGCCGCCATACAAACCTTGTAGGTGAATATTCATTACAAACTGCTTAGCTGGAATATTCATGAGTTTGCCATACAGCGCATGATATTCTAGATCTTTGATAGAATTTTCAACAACACCAGCATCATTAGAGCCTAGCACAGTAAACTGACCAGGATGAACACTTAGACGTACTTCATGTAGCTTAGCCTGCTCACCAGCACGTTCTAGAATATTTGAGATTGTACCCCAAATTTCTGCGTACCAGTCACGAGTAAAGTCAAGAGTGTAGCAAGGAAACATCTCAGAAGAGATGCGAAAACTACGCAGATTGCGAGGTTGAGTAGGAAAATAAGTGCTTAGAATGTCTAGCAGCTTACGGCAGTTTTCAATAGCCTTAGCCTGTACTTTTTCTTTACCGCCTGCTTTTAGCGCGTATGTTTTAGTAGTTGTGCCAAAGTTATAGCGTTTTGCCAATTTGGCATCAAAAAACTGGCAACATTGAGAAATGCGCCAGTCTTGATTAGATGTGTTGTAGTATTCCATGTAAGCTCCATTATTTTATTTAAAATAACAGATTAATAACATCATGTCAATATTGAACTGGCGATGACTTACTCATATAGGCAGTAGCGCCGAAATAAAATCCAATAATTGATGCCATAGCTAGATAGAACATGCTGATCAGGTCACCTAGAGCAGCGACTTTTTCTGGAGAAATAATAGGTGTCAGTAGTAGAAATGTGACTAACAACATACTACCCATAGCAATCCAGCTTATACGCTTTTGTGCATCAGCCTTTTCTTCCCGAAGTTCTAGCTCTAATAATTGAGTAGCGCGGTCTTTTTCTTCTTCAGACACTTCTCCGTCTTTATTAAAGTCGTAGTCTTTGAAATTAAACTTTTTTATCAAAATCATGCTCTATAGCCTATGGCTTATCTTTCCTAGTTATCAATAAGTATTAAATCAAACGCAGCAGTTACACGAGAGTTATTAGACCTAACGGTGGTTCGTATATCTATATCACTTTTCTCTGGTATACGAAGAGGCACGCTAAATTTATATACATATGGGCCACCAGCGCCCTCAACCTCAAAAGAATGACCTACTCTAAAAGAACTTTGACCGAAGTATCGAACAAACATATCTCCTGTAGCGTCTCCGCTTTTTTGAATTGAGCATACACCTTGAGTTAAGTAAGCAGTTTTATCAGCTGGAATTGTGTATACTGCCATTAGGGTTTGAGCTTTACCTGCAGTAATTTTAAGAACAGTAGTACCGCCTTTTGTAACTAGTATATCTGCTACATTAGTAGAACCATCTACTAAAAATCCCCGATTCAGTCTTTTAAAAGTTTTAGTACTATTAGTAGCCCCTGCGCTAGATACTGTTATAGTCTCTTCTTGAAACTTATAGTCTGTGTCAAGTCCTTGTATTGTTATTTGTTTATTGTTATCACTCGCATTTACAGCACTAACACTAACAATACCCGCAGTATCCCATGCTGACCACGGATATATAGTATCGTTAACATCCCAAACAGTACCAGTAACGTTTGTACTCATTGTAGGCACAGCACCAAACTTATGATTAAAAGAGTGGTTAGCTATATGTCCGCGAGCCAGCTGTAGATAGAATTCTTCGTTTTTTCCTTGAGCAGTTGCAGATGGGTTTTGGTATAAAGTCATTATTTTCCTTTATGAGCAAAAGATATATTTTGTTCTTGCTCTCTTGCATCTAAGTCGTATTGTTCGCGGTAGCTATTGTTAATTGCAACTGCTTTTTCTAGTAGTGTCATTTTATCAGTAAAAGCAACTAGTGCAGCCGTGTCTTTAGGAAAACAAGCGCCACCAAAACCACGTTTACCATCAAATCCAGGAACTCTCATATGAGTTGCTCCAATTCTAGGCTCTGAGTCTAGTGCTTTAATAATATTGTTAAAGTTAGCACCAGTATCTTGTGCTAAGTCGAACAGCTGATTGAAGAATGTTACTTTTACAGATAAGAAAGAATTAATAGCATACTTAATTAGACTAGCTTCTTCATAGGTTACATGAAAAGTTTTACATATCTTACAAGAGCTATGCTGACGATATATATCTTCTACTACTATAGTATCCCAGTTTAGTCCCCCAAATACATGAAAGTCTGCATTAACAAAATCTTCTAATGCTGTTTTTTCACGTAAAAACTCAGGATTATAGACGACACCATTACATCCATGTTTTTTAATTATGTCAGGTGTAACAGTAGATTTTATAATAATCTTATGTGTTGTTGGTCTATATTGGCTATTTAATTCGTCCATAACAGAATCTAGTATGCTAGAATCTATAGAACTGTCCACGTTCATAGGAGTAGGTACGCAAACAAAAGTTGCATCATAATCGCTTAAAACTACATCCTTAATACTATTACCGTATTTAGGATCAACGATTGTCTTGGTTACGTGTGGGTTTGAAAATCCATAATCAACAGCTTTTCCAACAAAACCATGACCAATTATTAGTAGCTTAAACATTTATCTCTCTATTTATTTTCTAGGACCACCAGGCTTAGGTTTAGCAACAGAACCTCCGCTGCCAGCCCACAATCTTTTACGTGCCCAGTAATTGGCACTAAACTTATCGTCTTTAGTTAAACCGCCAGAACCATCACGAATACCTGCGCTACGCTCTAAGTAGTTTTTACGTGCTTCAGCACTATAGTTATGCCCATAGTCTTTGTGACCATAGCGTACTACTTTAATCTCATCGCCTTTTTTAGCTAATACAACTTCTTTATGTTTAGAGCCTGAAGTATTGCGTTTAGGTTTATTAAACCCAGGATACTTCTCTCCACGATATTCAATACCACCGCTTGGTAAGCGTTTTACGTCACTCGCTTTTGCCATGTTTATATCTCTTTTCTATATCACACACAATCTTCCACTGTCTTGAAGTAAGTTGTGGATGATTTGTTTGTGCAGCTATACAACCGAGTATAAAAGATTTTTCTGGTGCTGTCAACGGTTGAGTTTCAAAAAATTCGCGTAGCTCTTTCTTTATTCTTCTTGTCATTTAGTACGTATTATTTTTCATTTTCGGCCTTTGCTACTCGTATACGTAAATCACTACTACTAAATCTATGAGTTCTCTGGTTAAAGTATAAATCAATACTTCGTTTCTTACAAATATCTCTACCAGTAAAATCTTGGTTTTTATACTCTTCTCCAAGAATTCTTACGTTAATAGGCTCTGAAGATAGTATATCTTCTAAATCTTTTTCACTGACATAAGGAATTATTTCGTCTACAAACTTGCAAGCTCGTAGCTGTAAGTATCTTTCTACTACTGTTTGTACAGGTTTATTTTTAGTAGCTCTGTCTATAGTAGGGTCTAGTTGTAAACCGACTACTAAATATTCACAAATGCTTTTAGCTTCTTCTAACATAAGTACATGACCTGCATGTAGTAAATCAAAGGCAGAAGCAGTAAAACCTACTTTATATTTATTTATTATCATAGTGCCACGGATAGATGTAAGGTTCTATAGGTTGTTTAGCACTGCTCTCTTGTTTAAATAGCTTTAAACGGGTACGAGTTAGCAGTTTATCCTTGAAGGTGCGAAATAATTTTATCATACTCTACTCTTCTGTTTTGTAATTCATATAAAAATGGTGGTGCTGTTTTTTCAAACAACTGAGGTTCTTTACCATCAACAGTGATAGCTACAACAATATCTCTAATACCAGTACCAAACATTTCATTATGAGCAACAGCATAGCCGCAACACTGCACAAAGTAGTCTCTAATCTGCGTTACTTGTTTAGGTTTTTTAGATGTTTTAAAGTCGATAATAGCAGGTCTACCCTTCCAAACACCAACCATGTCTGTACGACCGGCGTACTTATACTTATTGCTCCAAAGTATTTGTTCTTGCCCGTATATTTCATCAACTCCAGGCTCTACAACTTTGATTAGGTCACGAGTCATCTGTCGAACGTCAATTGGGTGTTCCCTAAGTTCTTCCCAAATACGCTCACCATTAAAGTGTCGTTCTGCAAAAGAGTGGATTAACGTCCCGCGATCAGTAGCTTCTTTAGATACACGAGCAGCTTCTTCTTCGCCGACTCGTTCTTTCCACTTAGCTAACCAAGGATTGTTTGCTGTCTTGCCTAGAATAGTAGTTAGCGAGGGGTACGAACCGTCTGGAGTATGATAAGTACGTCCAGTAGGTAGAGTATCTACATCTAACTCAGTAGTATAATTGTATTTCATGTTATTGATGTACTCACTAATATAGGGTATCCTTCAGCGCGAGTAATCTCTAGCACTCTATTAATAAAAGGATTTTTGTTTTTACCAACAGTAATAACTCTGGCTTCATCGTAGTTGAGTGCTTTTTTGTTCTTTACTGCGGAGATATATTGACCAAAGTATGGCGTATGATCACAACTAAAGTAACTATTAAAGTCTCTATCCTGACACACCGCGTACACTATTGAATCTTTTAGACCGTGTAATCTAGGCTCATAAGGAATAGTTAACCTATTACGGTTTACAAAAGCATTATCACTAAACTCATTAGTTGATATGTGCGTAATTATATCACCGCGTATTAGTTGTTCTGCAACCTGCTCAGGAGTAGTTTTGTAGTCTTGTTGAACACCAACGTAGTGATGTTCTAATAGTGGTCTAGAGATTAACGCAGCAGCTCCAAGTGAAGCGGCAGCTGCTCCATTTAAGCTGATTGCAGCAATATGATCATAACCTGCTAACTCAGAAATAGCCGTATTAGTTAGGTAGTTTGAGGCACTACGGCCTACAATAGCAAGTTTATCAGAGTCTACGTGTTTACGCAGCCAAATAGCTAAACTAGTTAGCACAGTAGAAAATACTGCTTGCGTAGAACAAGCTATGTTTGCGTCTGGCTGTCCAACACCGGCACCACGTTCTAGATTATGAAGTAGCGTATACGACCCATACTCCATACTGATAGCGTGTTTAAATAGCCAGTCAGTATATGTAGGAACGCCGCGTCTAGATAAATCTCTAGCGCGGTCCTCACCGTGTACAGCATCAAATCCTAGAAAGCGAGTAGCAGCGCTACTAAACAGTGCTATGCTATTAGGATATTCAAATATCCGAATCCAATGAAAGCTACCATCTGCAAAGTATCCAAGACGAGTGTGTGTAGCATCGCTTAGCAGCACAGCACAGTGCGTCCAGTTAGTACTAGCGACAGTGGCCATTGCGATTGCATCGCAGTAGTCGAAAACTTCTACATTGCGTTTATAGCGTGATCGAACTTCGTTCGCCGCGTGCGGAACTGTGGCTACGTAGTCCCAGCTTTCATGGCTGTTACGTAGTGAGTCTACGATGTGCTGTGGAAAAGCACTATCTGTGCTGCGCTCAGCAGTAATTGCGCCTGTAGCTGAAATGCTACAAGCGCTACTACGATCTGCACACGCATTGATGCCTAGGACTGCCATCAGGAGCAGATGTCAACGTATTCTTTGATAGTAGCCCATTTGGCTTCTTCGTCGTCCAGCGACTGTTTACGAAGAATAGTAGCTACCTTTGTAATTGTAGCTACAGGAATTTCGTATTGCGTTTTAATATCTTTTTTGAGTTCAGAAATAGCTTCTCTAATAGAGTCAGCTTGAATCATAAGATCTACAACACGATTGATTTCTTTGCGAATTTCAGCTTTAAGTGCGGGTTCCATATTATACCGTTTTAAATGTTGCTCTTACCCTGTCAGGACGACGACGGATAAGTTTTTGTTGTTCAAGATAGTCTAGTGTAGTTTTAAACTCTAGCAGTAGATCGCCCTGCTCTTCACCGTTAGAAATACACTTTAGATAGAATAGATTGTACGCGCTCACAATGTTCGCGCTACCAATAGTGCGTTGACCTACATAATCACCGCTAGTACGTGGAGTGACCAGTTCCCATAGGTCACTGCTCCATACTGAATGGTTCTCTTCGTCGAATACTTCTACGGGAATCCCAGACAGAATTCTCCACACTAGATCGTTATGTTTCATTAATCGCAAATCCAATCATCGCGGTGAGCTTCGGCATAGAACCAGCCCAGCGATCGAGAAATAGTGTCGCTACCCCAATATGCACCTTCGTGCATGGCCTGTTCAAACTCACGTTTGAAGCGTAGCCAAGGGTTTTTCATATTGGTCACAGGACGAATAGAGCTGACGTCACGTGAATTCCAGTGTTCACACCGCTGTGAAAAAGCTGGTTGTGAATTTAGAGACCGCTCATTCTCTAGCATACGTGGAGCGAGTAGTTTATACAGCTCACGATAAGCTTCGAACTTTACGTTATAGCTATCAGTAGAGAGTGCAATGCGACGAGCATTACGAACAAAATCACGATAAGCGTTGCGGTTAGTTAGTTTAAAAAACATTTTGTACCTTAATATTAGCAGAAAAAAGTGTGATTGGCAAATATAATTTTATTTAGTCAGTAGATGCTTCAAGATATGTAGGAGGATAGCTTTCACCGTCTAGTTTCCAAAACTCTGCGCTATCAAACCAAAGCAAATGCTCAAGCAGTCGCCAACGAGCATTAATACGCTCTACAGCTGCGTCATACTCAGTAAAGAATGGACGTTCTAATGACAGTTCATTTCTAGCTTCTTCCATCCAAGCGTGTGCTAACCAAGGATTCCATCGAGCAACGTTTTCAGCTTCACGAATTGTACGACGAGTATCCCATACAGCGTATCCTACAGCGCTATATTTTGCAGGCATAGTTCTGCGTTTAACCATGAGCGATTCCTTTTTCATCTAGTAGTTTATAATGCTGATCAATAATATCAACAACCATACGACAAGCTTCGAAGTGTAACCCTTGTGCTCGCATATCGTGATAGTCAGTCATAGCTTGTTGAGCTTCGTCTGAAATACGCGATAGTGCTGTAAGAGCTGCAACAGCTTCGTTGAGTCGGGGACGTTTATTCATTTATTACCTTTTATTTTTATCCAAGAATAGTCGCGACAACATTTTTATTGACACTACAACTTTAATATACTATATTTAGTACATGTATGCAAGTGAAAAGTATGTAAAAATGGAAGCAAAAGAGCTTCGAGAATCAATTAACCAGCTAGCGACTGATCTAGGTGGCGATATACGCTATTTAGATGAACGTATTTCTGAAATTAGAGATATGCTATATAGTTTACAGCAACAACTTGAGTCTCATATAGAAAATCAACGAGAATTAAATGACTAAAACAATAGTAGCGGTTAGCGATTCAACCGATCCTAATATGATAGATTATGTTCAAAATCAGCTTGAAGCAATCTCTATTTCATTTCCTGAGGTAGAAACGCAGCATGTAAATGAAACTGATGCTATTATGGAGCGTTATGCACGTTATCCTGGTAGAGTGCCTGCATTCTTTATACTCAAAAATGGTGCTAGAATGGGTGTTCTACAAGCTAAGGTTACTACTGCAGAACTCTTAAATTGGGTATCTGAGAACCTTGGGTAATAAATTACTAGCACATAAATTAAGCATTGGCAACAACGATTCAGAAGTTGTTGCTATTTGCATTTTAAAGACATAAAAAATATAGCGCGTAAGCAGCATTAAACTGTGCATTTAAAAAACTTTGACTATCAGTAGTTTCAAAGTGATTTTTTTGTAGACAACATGGTGTTATGAGCGTATTATAAGGTAACAATTTAAAAAAGACTGTAAATGAAAATATTTGTAAAAAATAATGATATTGGCCGTGCTCTTCGTATTCTTAAAAAGAAGCTTCATGACGAAGGCGAAACCAAAGAACATAGAGAACGTCAGCACTTTGTGTCTGATGGAGAACGACGCAGACTAGCAGAACGCGCTGGCAAGCGTCGTTGGATTAAGAAACGTGAGAAGATTGAGATTAACCGTGTTCGCGCTGAGCAGAACATGATTAAACAAAATCGTAAAAAACGACAGACCGCGCAAAAGAATAAAACTGTTGCTTAATGCTTAATCTGTTGATAATATTAATTATCAATGGAGAATATGATGAAAGCGTACAAAGGTTCTTTTAAGAAACGCAATGGCGAAATTCGCTCAATGCTGTTCGCAAAGATTCAAGACTTGCCCGATGCTTTTCTAGAAGAAAAGATTATTGGCACAGGTTCAGACAAGAGCTATCCCGACGGCATGGAACTTGTCTGGGATCTAGAAGAAGATAATTTCAGGGTATTTAATTGGAAAACAGTTGAAGGTCCGGTAAAGGAACTAACTGTTGACCAACATTACCACAACTGAGCACTATGTACTCATAGAAACGGATGATATAGATTTTACTATGTTACGCGCTGCTATTAATATGCTAGCTAAAACTCAGTATATATTCCATGATAAGGTTTTTGCTGAACCTTATACTCCGTACTATGATGCGTATCGTGATCACACATTTGTAATTGATCATGCATCTGAAGAAGATGAAACAGGCAATCATGTCTGGCTAACTTGTATTTCAGATGATAGCGTTAAAGTTGCTGGATATGTTCATCTAGATCAATTAATTATAAAATAGCTCTGATTACGTAAATTAGATGCAGCATGGACCTGGGGGCGGTACCCAGCGGCTCCACCATAGATACACTCGGTTGGGTTCCAAGTTTCACTTGGCTATTCCAATAGAGGGTGCTGGTTATCCTGTAAAATCCTGCCAGCACATTAGGATTTCCCGAGTGTATCTTTGATGGGGTCGAAATAGGATCGACATGTTGAGTAAGAGGAAACCAGGAGCCAGTGCGCAAGCGACTGATAACCGCAAGAAAATTAATAATTGCAAACGATAACTTTGCTCCAGTATCTCTAGCTCTAGCAGCTTGATTTACTATCGGTATGGCTCCACCGGGAAACAGAACGGGCCGTTACACATCACAACACAAAGGACTATATATGACAAGACGTATTACAAACCAAACTCAAGTATTAACAGGTGGACTAACCGGAATTCAATCTGGAGGTTATGTTTATACTAGCCCATCAAATCTATACCCATCACCAGCTATTGCAAAAGCTTCGCTTATTGACGCTTTTAAACCTAAGCGTGCTGGTAAAAATGCAAAACTATCGCACGTAGTTTTTCTGCTTGATGACTCTTCATCTATGCAATCATGCCGTGATGTAACTATCTCCGGCTTCAACGAATATCTAGCGTCTCAGAAAGCAGACGCAACTACTACAGGTATTAACACCGTAGTCTCACTGTACAAATTTGATGGTCGCGACGTAAAATGCGTATTTGATCGTCAAGATGTTAAAACAGTAGAACCACTAACTCATGCTACCTACAATCCTAGCGGTAATACAAATTTGCTAGACGCAATGGGCGGCATCCTAATGAGAGTAAACACTTTACTTTCTGACAAGAAAAAAGCTGATCGTGAATCAGTAATTATCAATGTGTTGACTGATGGCGAAGAGAATGCTTCTCACACATTTGACAATGCTACTATTAAACAAATGGTAGAAAAAGCACAAGGCAAAAGCTGGGGATTCCTATTCCTAGGTGCTAATATTGATGCTTTTAGTGCTGGTTATGCATTAGGTTTTGGTGTACAAAATACTATGCAGTTTAGCACAAAGAACACTGAAGCTACTATGCGCGCTGCTAGTCGTATGACTAATTCACTAAAATCTGCTTACGCAAAAGGCGACTCAACTACTGTTGCATATGCCGCAAGTACTTTCACAGATGTAGAGCGAGCATCAGCACTAGGCCAGAGCAATGAATAAAACGCCTTTTGAGATACGTCTAGACGTTATCAAAATGGCGCAACAAATGCTTGAGAACGAACGTGTGTCTCAAACTAAGTACTTTGAGCAGAAAGTTGAGCTACTAAAAAGTAGCAACGCTCATCCTGAAGTTATTGTTAATTTCATTAATAGTACTGAACCACCAAAAGCATATACAGAGCAGGATATTATAACTCGCTCATCTACGCTATATGCTTTTGTAGATAACAAAACTAGAACATAAGGATATCCAAATGAAAAAAATTCTATTAACCACTGCCGCACTCGTCGCCCTAGCATCACCAGCTCTAGCTGTAGAACTAGGAAACGGATGGGGTTTTGATACCACAGTAACACTTGATTATTACGTTGAGTCTGAAGATACAGTCGCAACTTATGAAGGCGAACTTAACTATCAAGTAAACGACGAAGTAAAGCTATACGCTTACACAGAAGTCGATCTAGAAGATGTACACTTTGACGGTGTTGATCTAGGAGTTAACTATTCTCCTGCACAAGTTCAATACCTAAACCTCAATGCTGAAATTCAGCTTGATGACAACCTAGAGTACAACGAGCTAGTGCTAACTGCTGAAGTATCGTTCTGATACTGCTAAGGGCTGTGCTGTATATGCACAGCCCTTTTCTATTTTTTAAAGTAAATAATAATGAAAACATACATTTTAGGTAATAGCGGGTTTGCTAGAGAGATATTTGAGCAACTTTTCATTAGAAATCATAACAACAACTTTGGTGGGTTTATCATCCTGAATGGTGATAAACCTTTTGTTATTGGTAGTGACGGTTCTTATGAATTTGAGTATCCATCAGATTCTAGCTTTGTTTTAGGCACTAGAAATAAACGCTGGAGAAAACTGTTTATAGATCATTTTAAGCAGCATTATCCACTAAGCTCTACATACTTTCCCACCTTTTGCGCAAACGACGCTCACATATCTAAAATGTCTATATTAGGTATAGGTAATGTGTTTTGCTCTTTTAGCATGACTAATGCTAATGCAGAAGTAGGTGACTTTAATTGTTTTAATGTGTACTCTACAGTTAGTCATGACTGTGTAGTACAAGATAATAATATAATCAATCCTTATGCCGGTATTATGGGCAGTTGTACCGTAGGAAGCCATAACTTTTTAGGCACACATTCTACTATAACTCCTAAACTAACTATAGGAAACGATAATACTATAAGCGCAGGCGAGTGCTTATTTGACAACCTAACTGATAGACAGTTTTTTCAATCCGGCGTAGTATATAATAAACCATGATCATTTATTTCAGAGTTTGCGAAAAGCAACAAACTATATCTAATGTTACAAGATTTCAGCATATAAAGAAAACAGAGATGATCCGTCGCTGTTGGAAATCTCTTCAAACTAGCGTAACAAAAGAAGATATTATATTCATTATTCACGACGCTGTTAGTGAAGACACTTTAGAGTGGTTAAAAAGCACGGCTAATACAGACAACGTAAACCTAGTAGCTGTAGAGCCACATGAGTGGAGCTACCATCTGCACACAGTAACGCTAATTAATACTTTAGAAGAGCAGTGTGCCAAATATCCAAATGAACTACACTACATACTAGAGGATGATTACCTTCACGTACCAAATGCTTTATCTGTGATTAAAAATACTCTAGGAAACTGGAATCATTTTGCTGTAAGTTACGATTATCCAGATAGGTATACGCTAAACCCAGAACCGTGCATGGTTATACTTGGATATGACAGGCATTGGCGCACAGTTAATAGTTCGACTATGACTATATTAGCTAAAGGCTCTACTTGGTTAAAATGGGTGCCTGAGTTAAAACAAGCTGCCCCTACTAGTAACGATCAAGTCTTTGTAAATATATTTACAAAAGAACCATGCGTAAGCCCGCTACCAGGACTATCTAGTCATATGACAGATTACCACCTAACACCTTTAGTATCCTGGGATGATATATGGAATAATCAAGATGACTAATACTGTATTAATTACTGGTAGTGCCGGTCTTATAGGCAGCCACCTAGCTCATAGATTTATTTACATGGGCTATAAGGTCGTAGGCATTGATAATCTAATAGGCGGATACGAAAGTAATATGCCTAAAGCCAATCCTAACTTCTATTACTTTAAGGTCGATATACTTGATAATAAAGCAGTTAAGGAAGTATTTGATCACTATAATCCTGATATAGTAATACACTGTGCTGCCCTTGCTCACGAAGGTTTAAGCGTTTTCTCTCCTAAAACTATAGTAGAGAATATATATGCAGGTACTGTTTCTGTAGCAAGCGCTGCTATCGCTACAGGTACTAAGTTATTTATAAATACTAGCTCAATGGCTAGATATGGTAATGCTCCTGCACCTTTCAAAGAAGATACTATACCTAATCCTATCGATCCTTATGGTATGGCTAAATTACATGCAGAGCAACAGCTGAACCTACTTAGTGAAATTCATGGTATGAAGGTCTTTCATGTCGTACCGCATAATGTTTGTGGCCCGCACCAGTGTTATTCAGACCCTTTTAGAAATGTAATGAGTATATTTGCTAACAGAATACTGCATGAAAAACCTGTTTATATTTATGGTGACGGTGAACAACAACGTAGCTTTTCTCACGTAGACGATTGTGTAAGAGCTTATGTAACCTTAGTAGAAAATCACGATAGTGTAGATAATACGAGCGTATTTAATATAGGACCGGACGACGGCTCGGAAATATCTATAAAAGAACTAGCACAGGTAGTATCTAAGTATTTTAATGCACAAGCAGACATAATAAACATACCTAGCAGACCTCGCGAAGTACAAAACGCTTGGGTTAGTACTGAAAAAGCTAGACAACAACTAAACTATGTTACTTATAATACTACAGAAGACACTGTAAGAGATACTGTACTATGGATTAAGAATAGTGCTCGTAGAGATTTTAACTATCATCTAGATTTAGAAATTATAAATGAGTCTACTCCTAAGACGTGGACAGATAAACTATTTAATAAGTAAGTGCAATGGTAAAAATAATTACTCCATATGTAAATGAATCAGAAATCCAAAAACATAAGCAAATGTTCTGGGAGTATGATATATACTATGAACGCGATGAGGCTGGTATCGGCTCAGACCTAATGTTTGAACGTATGTGGAATAAGTTTCCTGATGAGGATATTTTTATTCTACACGCAGACATGACTGAGTACAGCGATGGCTGGCTAGAAGAAGTTTTAGCTTATGTAAATAAGTATCCAGAAGCAGGTATGTTTGGTTGCCTATTACTATACCCTGCAAAAGACAGCTCAGATAAATACTATGTTCAGTCTGCGGGTGGTAGATTTGTAAATGAGCAGCCAGATCACTATGGTAGTGGTTTAATACTAGAAAACGGTTCTAAGTTTAAACAAGAACTTGAAACTGATGTTGGACAGTACAATAACGTAAGAGAAGTAGCTTGGACTACTTTTGGTGGTTGTTATCTAAGAAGAAGCTTTATTAATGCTGTTGGTGGTTTTTCACCAGACTATGAGTGGACTTATAATAGAGACGTAGATTTTTGCTTAAAAGCAAGAGAACAAGGTGAAAAAATCTATCAAATACCTGTTAGACTATTTCACCACGAATCTAGAGATAATAAATTAATAAAAGCCTACAACCCTAGCAAACTTCAGATGGAACTAAGAAATTTGCTTAGACTTAAAACCAAGTGGGCAAATACTGACTTCTATAAAACTCTGGACAAAATAATTGACAACTAGTAAAATATATATTACTAAACAACGATTAGAACAATTGATAGCTCAAACAATGACAGAGCATGATCAGTATCCTAAACCGATATTCTCAATTCTAGTAGCATTACTTACTATTATAATATTAGCTACTGCAGCAGTGCTAGTAGTACTAGTATTAATAGCAGCATTACTATATTTACTTGTTAGTTGGATTGATGTTATAATCGGTAAACATATAATTAAAAGGATTTTTAAATGACCACAAAACTAACAGAAGCATTTATATCTGCAGCTCTAGAGCTAGCAGATAATGGCTTATCTAAAATCAGTGAAAGAGAGCGTGAGCTATTTGGATTAAGCTCTACAAGACTTCGTTCACTACTTAACAACTTATGTTCTAAAGAAAATACAAATTATCTAGAGCTTGGTGTATATAAAGGCGCTACTATAATCAGCGCATTATATGGTAATCCTACGCTAAAAGCCGTTGGAGTAGACAACTATAAGTATGATGAGCGCGAGCCTAAGAAATGGGCAGCTGAAGGAACAATCTGGGAAAATATTAAAAGCCAGCTACACTCTAACATATCTCGATATCAAGACCCAGATATGGAAGTAAACGTAAATAATCTAACAATTATTGAGAATAACTTTCAAGACGTAGACTGGACTAAGCAAAGCAAGTTCGATTTATGTTTCTTTGACATTTCACCTGCTAAAGAAGCCGACTACGAAGCGTTTTTCACTAAAGTAATACCAGCTATGAAAACAGAGTCAGTATTAGTTTTTAGTAACTATTCTAATGATCAAAATGCTAATGATCTACAAAAAGCATTAGAAAAGTATAAGTCGCTATTTGAAGTTCAATGGAAAAAGCAAAGAATTTCTAGCGGACTAAGCGATGCTACTCAGTATTTCTCAGGTATTCTAATTGTAGGAATTAAGCGTAATCTATCAAAAACAACAGAGAGTAAGTAATAATGATTAAAAAAAGCGTAATTAGCTTAATTAGTTATGACGCAGCTTATCTGCCTAAAAGTATAGAAAAATACTATGATTATGTAGACGAAATCGTACTAGGTTTAGATAAAGACAGACTTTCGTGGAGTGGTAATAAGTTCTCTTTTGATGAAGGTAAACTTTGGGCTGACCTTGGAAAGATTGATGGCGATAATAAGATTTCTATTATCGAAGAAGATTTTCACAAGTCATCTGTAGCGATAGAAAACGATAACTACGAAAGAAACTTTCTAAAAAATCATTGTACTAATGAATGGATTGTTAGTATTGATGCAGACGAAATGTTTTTGAATGCTAAACAATTCTTTTATGACTATTGTCCTATTGTAGAAGCCTATCGTAAAACCAGAGATATTTGTTTTAACTGGGCACTACCATATAAACTAATTGATGATACTCTATTGGTTATAGTTAACGAAGATAATTCTCCTTTCTTATCTGAAAATCAAGGCTTCATGACGCATGTGAATAATACTTTTACTTATGCAAGATGGAGTAATATCAGTGCTCACGGACCTAACAGGCTAATGTCTCCAGCAATCATGTTGCATTGGAGTATTTGTAGAAACAAAGACGATCTATATAAGAAAATTACTAATATCGGACACTCTGATATAGTAAAAACAGATCCTTTCTATAATATCTGGAATCAAGTAACTCTAGATAATTATCACACAATGAGAAACTTTAAAACATCAGGGCTAGGAGCAATTCAGTGGCCTAAGCTACATGCTATTAAACTAGCAGATGTAGAAAACTTTTATCTACAAGGACTAGGACAAGTATACTAATGAAATTAGAATTTTTAGGAAAATTTTACGATAACCACTCTTTGAGTATTGTTAATCGTAATATAGTATTAGAGCTTTATAAAAAGAATATTAAGGTAAAAATAATTGCTTTAGATTCTTATGATCCTGCTAATAATGTAGATAAGTCTCAAGTAAAGATACTTAAAGAGTTAGAAGCTATAGAACAGGCTGAAGCAGATATTCAGGTTAGACATAGCTACCCACCTGTATGGAAATGGCCAGTAAGCGCAGATACTAAGGTAGTGTATATTCAACCGTGGGAGTTTTCAAAAGCGCCTTTTGAGTGGCAGTATAAGTTTGAACAGTTTGCAGATGCGTTAATAGTACCTAGTAACTTTTGTAAACAAGTATTTGAGATGGGCGGTCTTAATCCAGATAACTTATTTGTAGTTCCTAATGGGTATAATGAGTCTACTTTTAATACTGAAGAAGCAGAAGTTGATGTTGCTAAGTTTGGTATTGATAAAACAAAATTCAACTTTGTTTATGTAGGCAATGCTCAATGGAGAAAAGGTCTAGACTTACTACTTAATGCTTGGTCAAACATATTTGCTAAAGCAGATAACGCGCGATTGATCATTAAAGATAGTCCTGCTATCTACGGCGATACTAACATATTGAATGAAATCGTTAAGATGCAGTACAAAACACAATGTGCAGATGTAGTATATCTTGATCAGAATTTAAGTGAAAAAGATATGGCTGCTATCTATAAAGCTAGTAAGGTAATTGTACATCCTTATAGAGCCGAAGGTTTTGGTATGCACGTACAAGAAGCAATTGCTTGCGGTTGTTTCCCTATTGTATCTGGCAACGGACCTACAGACGATTTTATTCCTGACAATACAGGTATAAAACTACAAGTACATAAAAAACCAATTAATATACAAGATCCTTCTATATTTGCTCTTAAGCCAGGTGATGCTGCTACTCTTATGAGTACTCATACTTTTGCTAACGAGCCTTCTATAGAACATCTTAAAAAAGCAATGAGTGTCGTATATCATTCACATGATAAAGAAGCTATTCTTAGTAAAACAAAAAACAATAATAATCTAAATACTTGGGAGTCTGTCGCTACTTACTATGTTAACGCCCTAACTAAAGTAGCAAGCAGACAAGCTAGACCACAAAGATACTTATAAATGAGTTCTAACTATGACTTTGGTACTGCGTTCCATAAAAATAATGGAAACGCAGTAAAAGTTACTATAAATGAGTTCAGAGACATACTATACTTACACATAAGAGAGTATGCTATGGATGGAGATACTGGGCAGTGGTATCCAACAAAAACGGGATTTTCGTTTCAAGCAGATGAGGTAGGTTCTTTAATACCTCTTCTGATTGAGGCAGAAGCTGTAGTAGCACAAAATTATATATATTCTACACAGCTAGAATTAGAACTGGAGTAACAATGAGTATTAAAACGTGGAGTAATGACCAAGAAGAAGAATTGATTAGATTATATACTAAGGAAGAAATTAAAGACGTACATGAACTAGCTACGCATTTCTCTAAAGGTTATAGAAGTGTAATCAGTAAGTTGGTGCAACTCAAGGTTTACGAAAAACCGCAATTAGACGAAGACAATAAGACACAAACTGTAAAAACTATGTTAAGAGACTTAGAAGATATGTTAGACATAGAAATCGACGGAACTAATTTAAATAAGAAAGAAAACTTAGTTAAGTTAGTTGACGCATTAAAAATCAAACTAAATAATATAGCAGCATGAATCAACAATCACATCACGACTTTATAACTGAATCATACGCAAAACTAAGCAAAAAACCTAAACTACTAGTAATAGGTCATGCTAGACACGGCAAGGATACTCTGTGCGAGATTTTAAGAGATAAATACGGTTTCAGCTTCGAGAGCAGCAGTAAATTCTGCTCCAAGCACTTTATCTTTAATAAGTTAAAAGATAAATACGGATACAGCTCAGAAGAAGAATGCTATGCTGATAGGCACAACCACAGAGCTGAGTGGTATAATGAAATATGTGCTTATAACGTACCAGACGCAGGAAAATTGGGCTGGGAGATATTTCAAGAACATGATATTTATTGTGGTCTAAGAAATAGAAAAGAATTTCATGCAATGAGAAATCAACTAATATTTGACTTCGCTATTTGGGTAGATAGATCAGAACATTTACCTTTAGAATCGTCAGATAGCATGAGCCTACAAGAATGGATGGCTGATTTTACTGTAGACAATAATGGATCACTTGAAGACTTAGAGTTTAATCTAGCACAGCTTATGAATACTCTAGGAAAATGCACCGCTTGGTAAGTGTTAAAGCAACTTTTAGCTTTGTTATAGCTTATCTCTGTGTTATATTTAATCTAAGCTAATTAGGAACAGCGATAATGAATTACGAAGAACTAAAAAATCTAGTGAAACATCACTGTGTATTATACTATGATTACTCTGCGCCTGAAATCTCAGACGCGGAGTTTGATAAGCTATATGACGATCTAGAAGCTGTAGAAAAAGCCCAAGGATGGGTAGCATATGATTCTCCTACAGTAAAAGTAGGCGGAGTAGCTGGTAAGGTAGAACATCCTTATAAGCTATACTCCCTACGTAAAGTATATGATATTGAAGAAGTAGATGATTTCTTTGATGTAAAAACTCCTAAAATTGACGGTGCCAATCTTACTCTTGTATACAAGCGTGGAAGGCTAGTTCTTGCTCTCACTAGAGGTAACGGTGAGTATGGTGATAACGTAGCCCATTTGGCTGCCGGTATTACTAACATCACTAAAACTATTACTACAGACTATGATCTAGTAGTTATTAACGGTGAGTGTGTAACAGATAATACTGTAGAGAACTTTCGCAACTATGTAAGCGGTGCTCTTGGTCTAAAATCACTAGAAGAATTTAAATCTAGAGATATTAAGTTTATTGCTCACGATATGCTTGGTGTTAATATGAATTACACTAATCGTATTGCAGTACTACAAAATATGGGTTTTACCACAGTACTAGATAAAAATATTGATAGATATCCTACAGACGGCGTAGTATATAGAATCAATGACTATAAACGGTCAATGCAGCTAGGCTATACATCAAAATACCCCAAGTTTGCAGTAGCTCTAAAACCTCGCGGGGTAAATACTGTTACTACTACTTTGCAAGCTGTAGAGTGGGCAATCGGTCGTACTGGTACTGTAAACCCGACTGGTGTAATCACGCCAGTTACTATTGATGATGCTGTAATCTCAAGGGTAACTCTACATAACCTAGGTATTATCGAAGACCATAATCTTGGAATTGGTGATACTATTGAAATCGAAAGAGCTGGCGGGGTAATCCCAAAGTTTATTCGAGTTGTAGAACATGCAGCACATGGTATTAAAATTGATAAGTCACATGCAGAAAAAGCTGTAAATACTCTTACTTACCGTGACGGTCCAAGGCTGCTAGTAAAAGATAAGTCACAAGCAAACAATGTTAAAGCACTAGAGTATTTTATCAAAACTCTAGAAATTAAAGGTCTAGGGCCAGCTAATATTGAAAAGATGGGTCTAACACACCCAAGTGAGCTATTTGAGGCCAATGATTGGTCAATCCTAGGAGTTAACGGTTCTAAGATTGAGAGTGAGCTTGAGAGAGCCAAAACTAAGCCGTATGAGCTAGTATTAGCTGCTCTAGGTATTCCAGGAGTAGGTAAATCAGTAGCTAAACTGATTGTAACAGCCATCCCAAAGTTTGAGCATCTAGAAGAAGTTCAATATAAAGATATTAGAGGAATCGGTCCAGCTACTATTACATCTATTGTAGAGTGGTTGGAAGATAACAAAGAGTGGGTAGAACAGCTTCCACTTCAGCTTGAGCAAAATGTTCAAGTAACTGCTGTACTAAAGCAAAGTAAGAAAGTTTGTGTAACTGGTAAGCTTGATATGACCAGAACACAGATTACTGAGACTTTGGAAAAACACGGATTTACTGTTGCAAGTTCCGTAACTAAAGACTGTTATGCCTTAATTTCTGCTGGAGATACTAGCTCGTCTAAGTATGTAAAAGCTAGAGAAATGGGCATATTGATCATAGACTACTGGGCAAGCAAAAAAGATGTATTGAGCGGTAATTTTTAAAAGATTTAAAAGCCACCAACAAACCAAAATACGTCAAATTCTAGTTGCCTGTGATTAAAGTTTTATTTATATTATAAACATAGACAAGAGAGAGTTCTCTTGTAAATCTAAATTAAACAACCCCCTGAGCGAAAGGATCATTAATACATGTCAAAATTTGAATACACCGAAGAAATGGTTGCTCGTATGCACGACGTTGCAAAGAGCGAAATCACTGAAGAATCCATTGAAGCACTTATGACTGAGTTCGACTTCCCACGTCGTTCCGTAACTGCCAAGCTACGTAAGCTAGGCTATGACGTTCCAAAGAAGCCCGGCGCTGCGCCAATCTTCTCTGCTGACGAGACTTCAGCTCTAGGTGAGTACCTAAACGACAACTCCGGCGAGTTTACTGCCGAAGAGATCGCTGCACATTTCTCTGATGCTTGGGGCCGTGAAGTCACTGCTCGCCAAATCAATGGTAAGGCTCTATCAATGGAGCTAACTGGAAGCATCAAGCCTGCTGAAAAGAAAGCTGCTCCACGCACTTACTCTGACGCAGAAGAGGGAACCATTGCTGATCTAGTAGAAGCTGGTAAGTTCCTAGAAGATATTGCAGAGGCTGTTGGCCGTCCTGTAAACTCCATTCGTGGTAAGCTTCTTTCAATGGGCCTAAAGGCTCCTCAGCGTGACAAGAAGGCTACTAAGTCTGACCCATACGAGGGTATCGAAGACATGCTAGACAAGTCAGTTGAAGAAATTGCAACTGCTTTCGACAAGACAGCTCGCGGTGTTAAAACTGTGCTAACTCGTCGTGGTCTAAGCTGTGCCGACTACACTCCAAAGGCTGCTGCTGAGTAATTAGCAGTTAGCATAGACTAACTCGAAGGACGGTGGCAACACCGTCCTTTTTTATTGGGGATTTTTATGAAAAATTATTTCGTATTACAAGAATTATCAGATGAATCATTAGAAGCTGTATTAAGTCTTTCACCGGCTCAAAAGGCTGGTTATTTTGAGGCTATGGTTAAAACTTTTTATCCTCGTATACCAGAAAACACGGAAGAATTTGAAGAAATGGTAGCTACTTATCTTAGCAGCTTTTGTGTAGAGAAGATTTACAGATCAAATAGGTTTTTTAATGAAAAATTTACTCCAGTGTATACAGGAACAGGAATCATAAGAAATATTATCTCAGACTTATACTATTCGGACGACGAGCTGATAACTCATTAATATTTGAGTTGCATGGTTACTGTTTACTTGTTATAATAAATAAACACTAGAGGTAAATTATGGCTAAGGCACCAACAACCGAGATTCCAGAGGCAAAGATCAGAAACGCTATCTGGTATTTAAAAGCAGGAAAAACTAAGAAGTTTGTTTGTGAGTTCTTAGGTATTGCTTATAATACCAAAAAACTAGATTCGCTAATTGAAGAGTTTCATAAGCGTTTAGAACGAGAAGCTGAACTTAAAAAAGCTGCTAAAGTAAAAGTATTCACACAAAAAGAAAAAGAAGGTATTGCTAAACAGTACCTAGCCGGTGAAGCACAATCTGTATTAGCTAAGCAGTATTTCATTTCTCCGCAAAGAATTAAGAATATTCTTATGGAAATGAATACTCCTATTAGAGGTAGGGGTAAAAACTCAGAAGCTAAAGTAGATCACATTGTTCAAGACCTAGAAATAAAATTTAAAGCTGGAGATAAAGTATTTCTAGCTAAGTATAACTGCTTTGCTATTGTTCATCAAGTATATGATGAGGAGTATCTTGAATACTTAGAAAATGGCAGACAGCGTTATGTTGAGTTATACCCTTTTAAGCCCGATAAACGTGGCATGGCCGGTAGATATAGTGAGCCGCAAGAAGGTGTTCACTATGAAATTTATTGGGTACTAGAAGATGGTACTGAGTTTAAACTATCCGCTATGAAATCAGTGCGGAATCGAATTATACAACAAATCGAAGAAACTGGTAGAGAGTACTATACGGTATGGAGAGACGATGGCGATAATTGTTTTCTTTATGCAATGAGAGACGAACTTTACCCAGTTAAGGCAGGATAATGGCAGTAGACTTACAAAAACTAGCTCTGCGTAGATTAATAGATACGCAGAGTAATGATCTATATTCACGACTATTAAACCAATATTTTACAGGAATTAACGCTACTTTATACGACAAGATAAAACTGTTCTATAAAGCTAATGTTAGACTTCCTTCTACAGACGAAATTTTAGCGATCCGAAAAGATGCAGCGCTACAAGACTACCTAGAGAATCAAATTTACGCTGAAGATAACTCTTGTGAAGGTCTTCAAGACGAGTTCTTGATCGCTCAGTTACAAGATTACTATATCCGTGAAGAGACTATCTCATTCATGGATAAAATGATTGATAACCTAGACAGCTTAGAAAAAGTAGAAATTGTAGATAAACTACAAAACCACTTGCTTCATCTTAATAAAGCCATCCCACATGATGATGAACTATACGACGTAGCAGAGCTTGACTTCTTCCCTAACGAAGAAGATTTTAAAATCTATCCATCAGGTCTATCACATGAATTTGATAGTATCAACGGCGGCTTCGCTACTCAAGAGCTAGTTCTTCTTGGTGGTCGTCGTGGTTCTGGTAAGTCTATTATCTCACTAAACCTAGCATTAAACCGTTTTCTTCAAGGAAATACGGTATCATTTTTTACTATTGAAATGCGGTATAAAGAAGTTTATGACCGCGTACAATCGATCATTTCTGGAGTACCTTTCCTAGATATTTTCAGAAATCAACTAACTGATATCCAAAAACTTCAGATGGCTAGAGCTAAGTTTGATGTATTCTATGAGAAATCAGATACGGTAACAAATCTATTAGGCGATCTTGAGAGAGAACGTGACTTTAAAAAGTTTGAGCAGCGTGTAAAAGCTGAAAAGCCTAAGCTGAAAGAGCACAGACTGTTTATGATCGACGATGAAGGCTTAACTCTGAATCGTATTGATCACTATAACAACATGTTTGCTAGTAAGTATCCTAACTATAATATGAGTGTAGTAGACTACATCAATATTATTAAGCATGAAGATCAGAAAGACTGGAAGACACAGATTACTATTGCAGATAGTCTAAAATCCCAATCTAGAAAATATGATCTAACTATGATTTCACCTTATCAGATCGACGCTAGCGGTGAAGCTCGTTTTGCTAAAGGTATCCTAGATAGTGCTGACAGAAGCTTTAACTTCTTTCCTCCGCCAGAGAATGAAGACAGAAGCTTGAATAATAAAGTCACAATTCATACTACTAAGATGCGTAACGGTAAACATATGAGTTTTGACGTACTAATGGATTGGGCTTGTGTAAAAATCAATCCAAACGTATCGGAAGTGATTAATGAAAAACCACACGGTGTTGCAAAGTTTGGATCAGACAACGAAGCTCAAGGACCTAGAGATATATAATGGACTTAGTAGAACTATTAGATAAACGAGGTATACCGTATAAAAAAACTAATAATCCTTATGAGATTTTAGTTACTTGTACGAGTGGGCAGCACCAAGATAACAACGCTAGCTTGTCTTACAATCTAGAAAAGCATATATTTAACTGCTGGAGTTGTGGATTTAGAGGTGGTGCCACTAAATTCTTACAATCTATAGGCGAAATGGCTGTTATTGATTTTGACAGCAAGCAGCCTTATAAGATTAAGAAACTAAAAGAAAAACTCAGAGCAAAGATTGAGATTGACGATATTAAGCTGCCAGATGATAGAAAGCTATATCTAGAAGAGTTTAGAGGTATTGACGCTAATATCTATAGAGAGTTTAAAGCTTTCACTACTAATCAGATGGACTTAACAGATTATCTATGTATTCCAGTATTTCAACACGGTAAACTAAAGTTTATCGAAGGCAGGCTTTTACGTGATCTAGAAAACCAACCAAAGTACTACAGACGCCCAGCAAAAGCTGTGGTGTCTGATGTGCTATTTCCTCTAGATAAGATTAAGAATACTAACTATGTAATTCTAGTAGAAGGTATTTTTGATGCTATTAACATGTGGAAAATCGGCTATAATAACACGTTATGTGTGTTTGGCACCACCAATTTTAGTAAAAAGAAGCTAGACCTATTAGATAATATGGGTATCACTAGAGTAGATATTATGATGGATTCTGATGCTCCTGGTGTGAAGGCAGCAGAGAAAATAGCTGAAATGTTGGATTCTCGTAATATTTATGCTAGAATTATAACATTACCAAAAGGCGTTGACCCTGGCGAGTTAACTAAAGAACAAGCAGAGAGGCTATTAAAGTGACAGAAGTATGTTTTGTGTTCGCAAGTACTGCGGAAAAAGAAGCAAAAAAGACTATTGATAAGTATCTTAAAAATGTTGATTATGATGTAAAATACTTATCTTCCCAACCTAAAGATAAAATTCTTAAAAAAGATGTAGACCTAGATTTAGCTGAGCTATCTGGGTATAAAATCACATGCCCGATCGGTGCAGACGCACTAAAGTATGTTGCAGGCATGACAGGTATTCAAAAGTATAACGGTGTTTTTGTAGAGAAGAAATATCTTCCTATTATGCATCCTAATATTATTTTGATCAAACCTCAGATCGAAGATGACATTAAAAAAGCTTTTAATCAAATCCCAAAGCTACTATCTGGTGAAAATCTAGGAGTAGAGATTGAAAAAGACTATTGCTTTGTAGAAACAGAGCAACAGTTTCAGAACTATAAGCATCAATTCGAAGAAGCTCCAGTTATTGTAGCCGATATTGAGACTACTAGCGTATCGCCTTTTACTGGTATTATTCTAGGTGTTGCGCTATCTACCAGACCACATCAGGGTATTTATGTTTCTGCTGAGATTGTTCAGAAGCATAAAAATTGGTTCCATAATCTATTTAAAAGTAAAAAAGTGATCTTCCATAACGCAAAGTTCGATATGGGGTTCATGGCGCATGAGTATGGCTTTGAGTTCCCAGACTTTGAAGATACTATGTTGCTTCATTATTGCCTAGAAGAATCTGTTGGTACTCACGGTCTAAAACCTCTAGCTATGCGCTTTACTGATCTTGGTGACTATGAACGTGATCTTGATGAGTATAAGAAGACATGGGCTAGAAAAAACAAAGTTAAGCTTGAAGACTTTAACTACGGGATGTTGCCGAGCGACATTCTGGCTCCTTACGCATGTAAAGATGCCGACGCCACATTCCAGCTATTCAGCAAGTTTATGCCGCTTGTTGACAAAAGCCCTGAGTTTACTAAGCTGTACCGTAATATTCTTATTCCAGCTACTTATGCGCTGCGTAAGTTGGAGAAGAATGGCGGTCCTGTGAATAGAGCGCAGGTCGAATGGCTAGCTGAGCAGTACGAAATCGATGTGGAAGAGTGTCTTGCTGAGATTGCTAACTCAGAAGCTGTAGCTCGTTTTGAACGTATTCACGGTAAAATCTTTAACCCTAACTCAACTGCGCAGTTGAGAGAGCTATTCTTTAATATTCTAAATATTAAACCTACTAAGAAGACAGAGACTGGTGCTTGGTCTGTTGACAAAGAAGTTCTCAAAGAAATTAACCATCCGCTAGCAGAAGCTATTCTAGACCTTCGTGAGAAGTCTAAGATGGCTGGTACTTATATCTCTAATATTCGTAGAGGTATTGACTATGATGATAGGCTTCGTAGTGGTTTCAATATTCATGGTACTACTTCTGGGCGCTTGTCGTCTAGTGGTACTCTTAACTATCAGAATATTCCTAGAGATAATAAAGATATTAAAAAGCTATTCCGCGCTCGTCCTGGCTATAAGATTGTCCAGTGCGACCTTGGTACCGCAGAAGTTTATTATGCTGCTGTACTTAGCGCAGACAAGTTCTTACAACAAGCGTTTATTGATAAGCTTGACTTCCACTCCTATGTAGCTAAACAGATGTTTAACCTGCCCTGCGAAGTGCATGAAGTTAAGAAGCTGTACCCTAACGAGCGTCAGTACGCTAAAGCTATTACTTTCGGTATCATGTATCAAGCTGGTCCCGCTAAAATTGCTGAAACTGTTAATAAAGATGCTAAAGCTGGTGAAGAGATTAGTGTTACACAAGCTAAGCAATTCATTAATAAGTACTTTAACGAAGCTAAAGCACTAAAACGCTTTATTGACGCTTCTAACACACAGATTGAAAACTATGCGTATATCTACGCGTTTTTCGGTCGTAAGCGCAGACTACCAGAAGCCAAAGCTCCAAGCCCTGGCGTTGCTAAACATGCCATTCGGTCTGGTGTTAACTTCCTTGTTCAGTCAGTAGCTTCTGATATTAACGTTCTAGGTCTTATCGACTTAATTACGTGGGTAGAATCTAGCGGTTATGACGACGTTATTAAGCCGTTCACAGTTGTTCATGACTCTATCGTATCAGAAGTTCGTGAAGATCTTGTCCCTCTATATATTGAAAATGCGCGTAGATGCATTCAAACAGATAGAGGTCTATCTATCCCTAACTGCCCTATCAAAGTAGACTTCGAGGTTGGAGATAGCTGGGGTGAGCTAGAAGATGAAAAAAAGTATCTCGAAAAAATTTCTTAATATAGCTTACCCTATATTTACCACTACTACTAAGCCTTATGCTATAGAATACTCTATAGATAAGATTTATTTCTTAAAGTCTCCAGATAGTAATAAAGAGCTAATTGATGATAAAAACTATCCTGGAGACTATTTTGCTAGGCTATTACAGATAAATAACAGGTTCAAATTCGACCATACTTGTAAAAACCTACAAGACTTAATAATGAGTAAAGCTAAATGGGGTATGGACAGTCGAGCCATACCCCATGATTTTTCTAAGTTAGTAGCTGTACCAGCAGAGAAACGTAAAGTAGTAAAAATTGACAATAGTTTAATTTGGGTAAGAAATATTTCTTACCCATTTGAAATTTCGACTACAGAAAGTTTTAGTAACTCAGACGAAATTTATGCTACAATTATTCATGTTAACGGAGAATGGTTTATTAAAGATTTTTCACATGATAATGTTTTGAGTAGACCATACATTTATGTATGAATAAAGTAAAAGTAAATAATATAACAATAGCAGACAAGATATACATTGATAAAGAAGGTTTAGATGGATCATCTGACCTACTAGCTATGTATACTTATAATAACGGTGACGAATTTCTTTCGACTATAGAAGAGACTGAAGAGCATTTTATAGTGCCTTCTAACTCTTACCATAAATTAGAGTGGAACTCCTTAGTTGATAATAGAAATTTCTCTCACTTAGATTATAAACTAGAGTTTAAAGGTTTACTACGTAGTGAGCAGCAAGAAGCTGTAAATAAGTTTTTTATAGGCGAAAGAGCTAGAAGCGGATTACTACAGGCGAAGCCAGGCTGGGGTAAGACATTCGCAGCCTGTAATTTAATTGCTAGAAACAATAGTAAAACGCTTATACTAGTACACACAGTATTACTATTTGAACAATGGCTAGACGAGATTGCTCAGCAGCTACCTAATATAACCGTAGGAAAAATAGGTGATGGTTTCTTTTCGATTAGTGATGTTACTGTAGCTATTTATAAAACCGCTTATAATAACATTAATCAATTAAGAGAAGAGTTTAGTACGCTAATTGTAGACGAAGCTCATAAGTGTCCTGCAGATATGTTCTCAACTGTAGTTAATAATATTAATGCCAAGGTTAAGATAGCAATTACTGCAACTCCTAGAAGAAAAGATGGTAAACACGTTTATCTAGAAGATTTCTTTTCAACCTTCAAAGTTGTAGCGGAAGACTTAAGAGACTTAGCAATACCGTCAGTAACAGTAGTACCTACTGACTTTAAATTTGCTATTACAGACCCTAAACGTGATTGGTCGCGTGCAGTAAATAAACTATGTGCTGATACAGATTACCAAGATTTAATAGCAAATAAAGCTATTAGCTATATAAAACAAGGTAGATGTCCCCTAATAATAGGAGATAGAGTACAGATGTTAAAAGACCTGCAAAAGAAGATACCTGATAGTATTTGCGTAATTGGTGAATCAGATAAGGCTATACGAGAAGATGCCTTAGAAAATCTAGGTAAAACTTATAAGGCAATCCTAACAACTAAGCTGTTCGATGAAGGTATTAGTTGTCATAGGCTAGATACCCTATTTTTTACTTGCCCGAGTAACAATCCAGTACAATGGGAACAAAGAATAGGTAGAATAGAAAGATTACATCCAGAAAAGCAGTTTCCTCTAGTAGTTGATTTTTGGCTATCTGGAAAAGTTGTAGCTAGACAACAAAAAGCTAGACTATTATGGTATACAAGTCGTGGCTACCACATTCTTTAATTGGTCTGAAATATGGCTATTAAGCAAAAGAGATCTATCCTCAATAATTTGTTTGACCTATGCTCAATCAAAAGAATATAATGAGATATCAGCTAGAACAATGATGGCTAGATTAAAACTAGACCATATACCGCCAGAGTTATTTCATCATAAGATATTCACACAATATAGACATACATTAGTATGTAATTATAAAACTAAAGATCCTCAGAATTACTTTAATAATTCGTCATTTCTTTATACGCATACAACAGCTAAGCATAAAGCAGTTTATATCAAAGCTTTAGGCTTACGAAAGTTTACTTCTGATAAGAACTATATTCCGTTAAGATATTTTCCTAATGTGACCTATAATCCTTTTTTAGAGATAAACGATGATAAGATATACTTTCCACTAGAGTCCTCGATCTGAGGAAATACACCACTAAGAACAAAGTTCATTTAAGGAGAAAACAACATGGTAGCTTGGGAAAAAGCCAAAGGCAAACAAACCACAGGAAATCAAAACAAAAGAGATATTGAGCGTGTTACGCTAGGACAAGGTGATACAAAGCTACGTTTAGTAGGCGATGTGATGCCAAGATACTGCTACTGGGTAGTAACAAAAGACGGTAAGAAAATGCCTGTAGAGTGCCTACAGTTTGATAGAGAAACTGAAAGCTTTAACTCTAACACAAAAGACCCATTTAAAGAACTTGACGCAGACGTATATGCTGAGAAACCACAGTTTGCTTATGTATGTAACGTAATTGATCGTAAAGACAATAAAGTCAAGCTTCTTGATCTACGCTCTACTATTTACGCACAAGTCGTAGACTACGCAACAAACCCTGAGTATGGATCGCCTGCTGACGCCGAAAACGGCTATGATCTAACTATTAAAAAAGAAAAAACTGGCCCACTACCACAAAACGTGAAGTACACAGTTATTCCTGCTCGTAGCAGCAAAGCACTATCAGACGAAGAGCGTTCACTTGAGCTTTACGATCTTTCTAAGATTTTTAAGCGTCAAACTTATGACGAACAAAAGCAGTGGCTTCTAGACAACACTACTCTATTTGCTGGAGACGCTAGCAATGAGTTTAAACCTGAAGGGGTTGATGACCTAGCATGAAAAAGTCTTTATCTGACCTAGCCGGTAAACCTGTAGACACTCCGTCTACGGAAGAGGCTCCTAAGACAAAGAGTTTTGGTGCTTTTAAACAGATTAACGGTACTCAAGCTGTAATTGACTTAGATGTACTTAGAAAATACAATATCTTTTTTGCCACACCTTGCTACGGCGGAATGCTAACTGATCAATTCTTTCTCAGTATGTTCAGAGTATCCCAAGTACTTATGCAACACGGTATTAACTTTAGGATTACGACTCTACGTAACGAAAGTCTAATCTCAAGAGCCAGAAACATTCTTACTGCTATGTTTTTGGATAGTGACTGCACTCACTTAATGTTTATTGACTCTGATATTGAATTTCAACCAGAAGATATTCTAAGAGCACTAGCTTACGATAAACCAGTTATTGCTGGTGCTTATCCTAAAAAAGCACTGCCTATTCAGTATGCAATCAACTTTAAGTTTTCTAATCCTGAAACGCGCCAGATCAGAGTAGAGAACGGCGCTGTAGAAGTACTTGATGCGTCTACAGGTTTCTTTATGATTCAAAGGCAAACTATTGAGAAGATGATTGCTGCTCACCCAGAGCTACATTATCGTAATGATTCAAATATTGATCCAAAACTCAATAAGTACTGCTATGCTCTTTTTGATACTATGATCGACCCAGATGACAATCGTTATCTATCAGAAGACTATACTTTCTGTAGACGTTGGCAAAAGATGGGCGGAGAAATTTGGCTAGATCCTAATACCAAGCTAAATCACGTCGGTAGTTACACCTTTGAGGGTGACGTCTCTAAGATTATAGGTTAAGACGTTGTATAGATTCGCAGAAGAACTAGACCATAAGAATTTTAAAGACAAAAATCGAGTAGACTCTATTGATACCTACTGGGATGATGATTATGACCTAGCTGACCCAGGTGGCTGGGAACATAGACATAATCACGAGGCTAATATTATAGCTGAGGTTATAGCGCAGTTAGGTATTAAAAAAGTACTAGAACTAGGCTCAGGCCCAGGAAACTTAGCTACTAAAATTATTGATAAGACTGGGGTAGATTATACACTAGTTGATGGTGACAGCGCATTGCGTGCTCATGCCAAGAGAAACAATAAAGGTAAGTTGTTAGTAATCGATCTATTTGATTCTTTTGACACAACCAATCTTGATAGTGATTATGATCTTGTAGTAGCTAATGATTTCCTAGAACATATCAGAAATCCTAGCTTGATACTAGAAAAAGTAAGAAATGATCTGACTACAGATACTTCTTGGTTCTTTCTATCGTCACCTAACTGGAGAATGAAACATCAGTTTTACTATCCTGGACTATTTGATTATGACAATCTTGTAAAATTCATGATACAAGAAGGCTATAAGCTACATTTTGTATTTGATTCCTGGGCAAACCACGTACCAGTACGAGTTCCAAGATTAAATAGTGAATCTTCTTTACCAGAAGGCCATCTATTTGACTGGAACCACTATCTGCTCTTTAAAAAAGAAGTCTAAGTAAAAAATAAGGCGGGGAGCAATCCCCGCCTTTGAAACTCCGTTTCGGTGGTACAAAATAATAGGCACAAGTATCCCACCAAACGATGTGTAACTCCGTTACACTATAAACGTGCTAATAACGCTACGCAAGCTATACGCATCCTGCGTAGCGTTGTTCAATAGCTGTGAAATATTGTGCGAGCTGTATTCGATCACGTATTACAACTTGTGAATATATAATAGCATACTTTTAGAAAAGAGTCCAAGTCTATGATTAGAATTTTAAGTTCAGCTGACTGGCATGTTAATTTACACCGAAAAAAGATACCAGCTCATTGGCAGATGAGACGTTTTCAGATGCTTTTTGAGCGACTGCTAGAGTTGGAAGATCGGTGTGATGTACATGTTATTGCAGGCGACCTATTCGATAAAGAACCAGATCCAGATGAGATCTGCTTAGTTCTTTCATATTTAAACTCTGTGCAAAAGCCAACACTAGTTATTCCAGGAAACCATGAAGCTACTTCAAAAGGCCGTACATTCTGGGAACACTTTAAGTTGGAGAATACAATTAAAAATCCACTAGTACACATCTTTACAGAAAATTCTCGATTTGAAGTGTTAGGACAAGGATTTTGTTTATTTCCATATGGCTCTGTACAGACTAATAATCTTCCGCACTATGTAGAAGATGATATACTTGTAACTCATATTCGTGGTGAAGTGCCTCCGCATATTACTGCTGAGTATGATTTTGAAAAGCTGCGTCCTTGGAAACTTGTGTTGTTAGGTGATCTACACTTTAGACATAAGTACAAAGACTATCCAGTTTACTACCCTGGTTCGCCGCTTAACACAACTTTTGATCGCGATGATAAGCGTGAATATGGAGTTGATATTATTACGATGCGCAGCATTGACGACTATGCTGTTAACTTTGTTGATTTGAAGCTACCAAAGCTAATTCGTCGCACAGTATCAGTCAATCAGCAGATGGTTCAAGACATCTACCATCACGTTATCTATGAAGTAACCGGATCAATTGATGAACTAGCACTAGTTAAAAAGACTGATATGCTAGATAAAAAGATGGTAGAAAAGCCTACAACAGATGCTACTCTTGATTTAAAAGACAAGAGTTTGTATGAAGAACTTGAAATATATCTACAGTATATTAAGGTTTCTGACGCAGAATCAGTGTTAACCGCGTTTAAACAGTTAGGAATACAATGACAGAAATAGTATTAAAGCAACTTAGCTTTTCAAACATGTTTTCTTATGGAAGCGATAATAGTATTGATCTAAATCGTAACCGCATTACACAACTAACTGCTGTTAACGGATCTGGTAAGTCGTCTATTGCACTAATCCTACAAGAACTGCTGTATAGCAAGAATGTTAAAGGCATTAAAAAAGGCGACATTATAAATCGCTATATCAAAGACAAAAACTGGAATGGCGCAATAAGCTTTACAGTAGATGATGTAGACTATGATCTATCAGTTAAACGATCTGGAGCGTCAACAAAGGTAGAACTGCGTCAAAACGGCGTTGATATTTCAGAACACAAAGTAGTTGATACATATAAAAAGATACAAGAAATTCTTGGTCTAGATTTTGAAATATTTTCACAGATCACGTATCAATCATCTGTTGATTTGCTAGATTTTCTAAAAGCTACAGATACAAACCGTAAAAAGTTCTTAATCAATCTGTTCAATTTAGAAAAATACATTACAATTGGTGAGCGCATTAAAGCACGCAGCAGTGAAACTGAAAAAGAACAGATTAAACTGCAAGGCGAGCTAAAGTCCATTGAAGACTTTTTAAATAATACTAGTATTCCCGAACTTATGCACTTTAAAGCTGAGATTCAAGTAGATACTAGCACAGATGTTCGTGTAGCCGAGATTGATAACGAGCTACTAAACATTAATGCTACTTGTAAGCGTATTGACAAGAACAATATGTACATTAGTGAGCGTGATTCTCTTACTTTTGATCTATCAATGCGCTATCCAGAGCCGTTTGCCTATGCAAATGAGTATCAAGCTCTAAAATTTGATCTTACTAGCCTTAATAACGACATTCAGCGTATGCAAAAAGAGTGTGATGGCGTAAAGATCAACGATTCTTGCCCTGCTTGCGGACAAACAATCGATAATTCTCATTTAGTACGCATTCAACGAGAACTTCAAGACAAAATACAGACAGCTAAGCAAGCTTACACCGAAGGACTTGCAAAAGCTAAGCGTTGGAGTGAAGAATTAACCGAAGCTAACACAGCACATAAGGCTTTTAGCATCAATAAAACAGCTATTCAGCGTTTTGAAGAGTTAAGTCAGCTAATTGACAACGATTTACCTCGTAAATACCCTGATCATGCAGCTTTAACGCGTGAACGCAGCCAACTACAGCAGCAAATAGACGAGCGTAACAGGCTTGTTAGAGAAGTAACAGACCATAATAAGCGTGTAAGTGCTCATAATGCTAAAGTAGAGGCACTTAAAGAGCAAAAATCAGATTTTATAATTAGACAAGACAGATTAAAAACAGATATACTTAATAAGTCGTCAGAAGCAAATGCGTTAAATGTCTTGAAAAAAGCCTTTAGCACTTCTGGAATTGTAGCTTTTAAGTTAGAGAGCCTAACTAAAGAGCTAGAAACGACAATTAATTATTATCTATCTGTACTAAGCGATGGTCAATTTCAAGTAGAGTTCTCACTAGACAAAGAGAAGCTTAATATCAATGTTATTAACAATGGTATAAGCGCTCCTATTGAAACAATGTCTGGTGGCGAATTTAGCAGAATTCAAACTTCAATACTATTAGCAATTCGTAGTCTGCTCTCCAAATTAGGCGGAAGCAGTATAAACTTGTTGTTTCTAGATGAAATTACCGGAGTTCTGGATGATGAAGGAAAAGAAAAGCTTGTGGAGGTTCTTCAGCGTGAAGATAATCTAAATGTGTTTCTAATCTCTCATGATTTCACACACCCACTAATAGACAAAGTATCTATACAAAAAATTGATAATATTAGCTCTATACAAGGCTGAGGCACTAGGTAGAGATTTTTATGCGTAAGGAGAAACAAAATGCTAACAATTGGTAAACATCCAATTCTATTTCAATTCAAAAAAGACTTTAAAGAACGTCTACTAAATACCCCAGTAAATTGGGGATATGGCGGTTTATCCGCTTTCACATATTACCGCACTTATTCACGTAAGAAGCCAAACGGTAAACTAGAAACTTGGCAAGAGTGTGTTGTACGAGTTATTGAGGGCATGTTCTCAATTCTTAAAACACATGCTATTACATCAGAGCATACTTGGAATGAAAAGCGTGCTCATAAGCTAGCTGAAGAAGCTGCAGAACGTCTACTAGCATTCAAATGGACACCACCAGGTCGCGGACTATGGATGATGGGCACACCATTCGTATACGAAAAAGGCGGAGCCTGTCTAAATAACTGCGGTTTCGTATCTACAGAAAACATTGATGCAGAAATGTCAAAGCCTTTTGCGTTTCTAATGGATATGAGCATGGTTGGTGTTGGTATCGGATTTGATACTAAAGGAGCTGGTAAAGTAGCTGCATACGTGCCAGAAGGTGATCCAGAAGTAATCACAGTAGAAGACAGTCGTGAAGGCTGGGTTGAGTTAATTTCTTGTTTAATTGATTCTTATCTAGAAGAAGGTTCTACACCAGTCGAACCAGACACAAGCCTAGTACGTGCTTATGGAGAGCCTATTCACGGGTTTGGTGGCGTAGCTTCTGGCCCAGAACCATTAGTACAAGGCTTCTACGGTATTAAAGATATTCTAGAAAAGCGTGCGCTAAGCGAAAATCCACTACTAACTTCTGTAGACATTACTGATATTATGAATATTATCGGTAAGATTGTAGTTGCTGGTAACGTTCGCCGTACAGCAGAAATTGCTTTCGGCGAGCCAGAAGACGAAGAATTTGCTAATATGAAGAACTGGGAACAGTTCGGAGTAGAAACAGGTTCGCTAGCACCACACGAACTAGAGCTAGTTAACACAGATGACTATAATGAGTACAATAACAACTGGGATTCACGAGCCGCTATTGCTCGCAAGTATACTACAGAAGATTGGGCTTATAAGTTTGGCGGATGGCGCTGGGCTTCTAACAACTCTATATTTGCTCGTGTAGGTATGGATTACACAGAAGTAGCTAAGAAAGTTGCTTCTAATGGTGAGCCTGGATTTGCTTGGTTAGAAACTATGCAAGCTTATGGTCGTATGAAAGACCCAGCTGATCACAAAGATCACCGCGTTCGTGGTGGAAATCCTTGCTTAGAGCAATCACTAGAGCCATATGAACTATGCTGCCTAGTTGAATCTTTCCCCGCAAAGCATGACGACTACTGGGATTATCAGCGCACACTAAAATTTGCTTATCTATATGCAAAAACTGTTACCCTAGTACCAACTCACTGGAAAGAAACTAATGACGTTATTAAGCGTAACCGTCGTATTGGTACTTCTCAGAGCGGCATTCAAGAAGCTATGCTTAAGTTTGGTCGTAAAAAGTATCTAGAACAGTTCTGTGATCAAGCATATAACTATGTTAACTACCTAGATAAGAAGTATAGTGAATGGTTAGGTGTACCACTGTCTATCAAGAAGACAAGCGTTAAGCCTAGCGGTACTGTATCACTAGTAGCAGGTGCGCTTCCGGGTATTCACTATGCTAAGGCTGAAAGCTACTATCGTTTAATTCGTGTAGCAAATACTTCTAATCTACTACCTATTCTACGTGCTGCTAACTATCGTATTGAAGACTCTATTACAGACCCTCTCAAGACTAGTGTAGTTTATTTCCCAGTCACACACGCAGAAGGTACTATTAGTGACAAAGATGTATCTATCTGGGAACAATTTGCTAATGCTGTAGACCTACAACATTACTGGGCAGATAACCAAGTATCTATCACTATCTCATTCCAACCACATGAGAAAGATCAGATTGCTCGTGCTCTTAGCTGTTTTGACAATAAGTTAAAAGGTGTAAGCTTGCTTCCTCTATCTGATCATGGCTATGCTCAAGCACCATATACTCAGGCTCCTAGAGAAGAAGTATTAGCTTATGCAGAGCAGCTACTACCGCTTGACTTTAGTAGCTTAACTCATGAAGGCGAAAATGCAGACGCTAATAAATTCTGTGATGGTGATGCTTGCTTGATCTAAGCAGCCCATGTATTAAACTGTGCAGGCTCCATAATGGAGTCTGCATAGGCTGTAGACGAACTCAAGATGAAATCAGAGAGTGGTACTATGGCGACAGTAATATTAGACAAAGAATACTAGATAGGATAAATATGAAAGTTAAATTTGTAAAAGATCACGAAAACGCGCAGCTACCAACATATGGTACAGCAGGTGCTGCTGGAGCAGATATATACAGCGTACATGAGTATGCTATTGCGCCAGGGGGTCACGCATTAGTAGATACAGGATTAAAATGCAATATTCCTGAAGGTTTTGAACTGCAAGTACGACCACGTTCAGGATTGGCATTAAAGAATAAAATCACAGTACTTAATAGTCCAGGTACTATTGATAGTGATTATACTGGTAAACTAGGAGTGATTTTAATGAACCACTCAGATACGATTTTTACTGTAAAGCCTGGCGACAGAATTGCACAAATAGTAGTAGCTCCTGTTGTACAAGCTAAGTTTGAATGGGCAGAAGAGACAAAAGACACAGAACGAGGTTCTGGCGGTTTCGGTTCTACAGGAGTTTGATATGAAAGCTATTGTATGGTCAACCGCTACTTGCAGCTTTTGTAAACAAGCAAAAACACTACTAGATAAACATAATATTCCTTATGAAGAACGCATGATTGGCTCTGAATGGACCAAAGAGCAACTTCTAGAAGAAGTACCCCACGCACGTACAGTTCCTCAAATTTTTATTGATGAAATTTACGTGGGAGGTTATACTGAATTAGTGAGTCACTTAAGCGGCTCATAAAAAGGAATATTAATGACTAGAAATACAGCTAAACAAAAATCACGCGTAGTCACAGAGCAAGGTGCTCGTAAGATAAGAATTGATGACTTAGCTAGCTTAACTCCTCTAACAGAGAAGCAGGCTGAGACAGTAGTTGCTTATAATAAAGATAAGAATCTCTTATTACACGGTATTGCTGGAACAGGTAAGACATTCTTGGCTACTAGCTTAGCACTAGAAGAAGTGTTAGATCCGTCTAATGATTATAAAGCTTTATATTTTGTACGGTCTATCGTACCTACAAGAGATATTGGCTTTTTAAAAGGCGACGATAAAGAAAAGATAGCTGTATATGAGGCTCCCTACAAAGCTATTTGTGGGGAGCTTTTTAATAAAACAGATTCCTATGATACTCTAAAGAATCAAGGAGCAGTTAGTTTTATAAGTACATCTTTTATTAGAGGCTTGACACTTAATGACTGTATTATAATTGTAGACGAATTTGAGAACTTATCTTTTCACGAGTTAGATAGTATTATTACAAGAATGGGTAATAACAGTAAGATTATTTTCTGTGGAGATTACACACAAAGTGATTTAACTAAGACTAATGAGAAGAATGGTTGTCTAGACTTCATGAAAATCTTAAAAAGCATGAATGACTTTACTTTTATTGAGTTTGGTATTGAGGATATTGTCCGAGGAAAGACTGTTAAAAATTATATTATTAACAAGTATAAGTTAGGACTACACATATAATGGTAAATAGAAGTAAAATTAAAGGGTCAGCCTATGAAGCAAAGATAAAAGACATACTCAATGCTACTTTCCCTAATATTCAGTTTGAGCGTGTGCCTCTAAGCGGCGCGATTGAATATTTAAAAGGCGACATATGGACACCTCACGATACGGCAGCTTGGCCGTGGTGTATAGAAGCAAAACACTATGCAGAGCTTGAGTGGAACAATCTACTAACATCGAAAACTACTGATATACTAAATTTCTGGAAGCAAACGCTAAGAGAAGCAGAAGTAATGAAGAAGAAGCCGTTACTTATATTTCGCTGGAACCGCTCAAAAGATTTTGTAGCTTTTAGTGACGATATAGTAATAGAATCTTTTATAGAAGTAAAATCGTTTGGATATAGCTTTAAGATAGCTTTGCTAGACGATTGGCTAAAAGCCGTGAAAAGTCAAACTAGTCTTGCTAAGTAGTTATATTATTGTTATTATGAATAATGTAATAAGGAATATAACAAATGACAAAATCATGGAATGATTTAGAAGACGTAAAGTCTTTCGACTATGAAGAATTTAATAATCTACTAATCCTAGACGCTAACAACGTATCTTATCGCTTTCTACAGCGTAATAACTACAACTCGTATACAGAAGAGTTTAGGCGTACAGTACAATCACTAGCTAAGTCATACAAAGCAAAGCGTACTATTGTGTGTTTTGACTTCGGTAAGTCTTACTATCGTATGAACTTGCTTGGTGATTATAAAGGTACTCGTAAAAAGCCGGAAGAACCAGAAGAAATCAAACGCTATGAAGAGTTCTTTGATGTGCTTAATAAGCTACCAGAAGAACTAGATGAAGAAGTATTAAAGTTTCGTGGTATTGAAGCAGACGATTTACTTACTTATCTAACTCAACAAGTATCTCCTCGTTATGAGCATACTTGGATTGTTTCTTCCGACAAAGACTTAATTCAACTACTAGATACTAACATCTCTATTTTTAATATCTTTTCTCGTAAAGAAGTAACTATTAATACGCTACAAGAAGATACAAGTCTAACTCCTAGCGAGTTTATGATGTCACGTATTATTGAAGGCGATAAAAGCGACAATATTATTGGCATTGAAGGTATCGGTCCTAAGCGCGCGCAAGCATTGGCTAAAGAATACAAAACTCTAGACAATTTGCTAAAAGCGCTACCAATCAAAGGTAAGTCTCAGTATATCTCTAATCTAAATGCTGGACGTGAAAGACTAATTCTAAACGAAAAACTAATTAACCTAAAACGTTACTATCAAGATGCTATTTCTGCTGGTAAAGAAGGCGATAACCCGCTCGACATACTTAGCGAACTATAAGAAAAAGGCGTCAGTAGTTCTGACGCCTTTTTTATAAAAATAATTTTAAATAGTGTTTCTATGTAGCTTCAACATTCTAAGTTGTAAAACTATATATAAATCAATATCGTCCAGTACTTAAATTATGCTGTGCTTGGATACGTAAACGCTTTCCAGAATCTATTTTTTGGAAAATTTTTTAAGAAAGAAACTATGACAAAAACATATAACGAAATTATGAACGTACGGCTTATTGGCTATACTCAGCCTGTAGAAGACCTAGAAGAAGATATTAATGATGTACAAGAATTAATTGCCTTCTGCGCTAAAGTATCTAATCCACAACTACAAGATGATTTTTCTCGTTCAGAGCGACTATTAAACTATCTTATTAAGCATAAGCACTGGAGTCCTTTTGAAATGGCAAGTGCTACTATGGAAGTTAGCACAACTCGTGATATTGCTCGTCAATTCTTACGTCACCGTAGCTTTAGCTTTCAAGAGTTTTCTCAGCGCTATGCTAACCCAGCAGAAATGGGTGACATGTTTGTGCTACGTGAAGCACGGCTACAAGATTTAAAAAATCGGCAAAATTCTATTGAAATTCATGATGAAGCTCTACAAGCTGCGTGGAATGCTAAGCAGCTTAAAGCAATTGAAGCAGCGCGTAAAGCATATAACTGGGCTATCAAAAAAGGTATCGCAAAAGAACAGGCTCGCGTAGTCCTACCAGAAGGTAATACGATATCTAAACTATATGTACAAGGAACTATTCGTTCTTGGATTCATTACATCGAACTTCGTTCGGCAAATGGAACCCAACGAGAGCATATGGCTCTAGCTGTAGCTTGTGCAGAAGCGATCACAAAAATATTCCCTATGATTACATAACAAAAAAGGGAGCCTAAGCTCCCTTTTTCTTCTTTGGTTTTTTGACAGAAGGCGGTTTTTTAGCCGCCTTCTTTTTTATCTTCATGCTCTGAGTAAAAGGCTCAGCAGCTATCATGGTTTTTCAGTACGAACACGCTGTAAAAGAGGGTTTTTCACTTCTTTTACGACTAGCTTATCACCTTCACGGTAGTATGTTTTAGTAGCAGCATCGACTTTTGGGTCATATGCTTCACGCATACCGTAACGGTTGTCACCAATCTTTATTGTTGTACCGTTGCGGGTATCAGCACCAGAAAGTGACTTTGCCATCTTACTTCATGTCCTTAATAACACGTCCGCCCATACCACGAGTTACGTCTTCGCTTGCAACAGATACTGCTCCGTTTGTAGCACCGCGATTACCCGCTTTAGTAAATGAACGGCTATGACTTACGTCACCCATCATTACTGCCCCTTGGTTAATATAGCCGTCAGCACCTTTTAGCACTTGATTTGGGCTTGCCTTACCTGCAGGACGAGAATCTTTGGAACCTTCAAAGGATGTACGTTGTGTTCCACCCATTGGAGTAGTAGGAGCTGTTTTAGCATTTTTGACAAGTTTAAGATCTTCTGTGATCCCAGTGACTTCTTTTTTAATCATTGCCATTTTATAAAGTCTCCTTAAAATTAAGAAATTAGAGCTAGTACAGTCTCTATAGTATTGCCAGTATTTGAACCGGCAGAAGTAGAAGCACGTACAGTTACAACTGGGATACCAGCTCCACCGCCAGGTGCGAAGTAAGCGTTAGCTCCAGCATTCATAGCACTCCAGTTTACGCCTACGTTAGCATTTGCTACGATAGCTTGGTCAACTGCAGATGCGTCACAATAAGTCAGCTCAACCTGACGAGTTGTTGTTGCAAAAGCTAGAGTTGCTTGATGACGAACAGCATGTTCAGCATTAGCAAAAGTACAGTTTCTAAAATGTAGTGGTGTAGATGCCCCGCCTAGTTTAGTAACGCAGGAAGAATTAGAGATAGTTACAGCGTTAGCACCTCTAAATGTAATATTTTCAAATGAGAGAGTTCCAGTTGATGTATTAGCAACAGTCATGTCACCGTTAACAACAATCTCTGCGCGATCTCCAACTCCTACTAGGGCTACGTTATTCCACACAACGTTTGTTGGTGCTGTATACGTACCAGGAAATAAGAGAATTGTGTTATCACCCTGTGCTAGAACGTCGTTTGAAATTGCTGTTAGAGAAGGAAAGTTTGCTGAACCATCTGAACCAACTCGGTAAGTATTCTTACTAGTAGTCATTAGTGTCTCCTTTTTTATTAATCAATTAATGATTTAACTTAGTTTGACAAAATTTAGTACGATTGTCAAAAAATTATTTTTTGGTTTTATTCTTAGGTACGCCAGCCGTACTTAGAGCTATTGCTACTGCTTGACGACGTTGTGCTTCTTTGGCGCTTATACCTAATTTTTTAGACAGAGTTTTGACACCCTTGCTGCGAGTTTTACCTGGCTTATTCATAAGCTCAGATATATTCGCAGATATAGTTTTCTCAGAGGAACCGCGCTTAAGAGGCATCTCGCATCATCCTTGCTGATGGCGGTAACATATCATCCTCAACTTCAACTTCTTCAGGAGAAGCGGCGCCATTAGTATCTACTTCTTCACTATCTTCAGTCTCTGTTTCAGACTCATGCTCTTCGTCTTCTTCAAAACCTTGATAAACAGCGTAGTCACGTAGTGAGTTGATATATGCATAGCAAATAGCTAGTTTGTTAGTCCACCAAGTAGGTAGTTCTCTTTCAGTCTCTGGTAAGCTTGTTAGTATAGTTTCTGCATCTTCTACTATAGATCTACATAGTGATAGAGATGAGACAACATCTTTATGTCCTGACTTTTTCATGAAATCTCCTTTATTGTGTATACTCAGTATAATAAAAAATATTTATATAGGCAAATACTCTTTTAAAATTAAGTATATTGATAAGCTATAAAAAATCTGCTAGTACCGTTATTTATATTTGTACTTATTACAGGTGCTTTATAGATAGGTAGATGACCTAAAAATGTTATAGCAGGATGATCAAATAGGCATCTTAGATATATTATACCGCCAGGCTTAATAACTCTCAGTACTTCACTTACTTGAGTTTTACAGATGTCTTTATCATCTGAAAAAACACCAAAACATAGTACTTTATCAAAAGTATTATCGTCAAAAGGTAGATTACTTATATCAGAATTAATATCAGCATAGGTAGATTCTAAATCAACGCCAATTATATCAGAGTTAATAATTTTATATAGGTTCTCACCACAACCAGCGTCTAGTATTTTGCCAGACAACAGTTCAGGAATTAGTAGTCTACCAGTTTCAGGGTATCTATTTAATCTTCTAAGTATATCCATTATTAAACCACTCTAAAACCTTTATGTAATCATCTTGAACATCTACAGAGATACTGTCTGATATTTCTTGATATGTGCCTATGTTTATACCTGCTACTAAAGCTCGCAGTAGCTCTACACCTTCTACTAACTCTAAGGTAGTAACTGTATGCGTATAAAACCGTCTAAGTGCTGACCTAGTAAAGCTAATTATACATAGTTGTTTTTTTAAAGGTATACTACCTCTAAAATTACTGGGACAGCTGCTTCGTGTTAGATAAAGAAGCCTATTTAGTTCTTCTACTACTTTTACTCTGTTTATATCGTCATACTCAAGTAATTGATACGGCATAACAATATCTGTATTCAACAGTTTAGTATTATATATGAGTCTGGTTATTACTGCAGGATCAAGCATAGGCTCATCGCCTTGAATATCTACAATGATGCAGTCTTCTGGTAAGTTTAGTGATTCAGCAGCTTCTGCTATTCTATCAGTACCGTTTAAATGGCTTCCAGTCTTAACAGTAGATATACCGTAGTTGGTACATACTTCTATTATTCTATCAGAATCAGTACAAACATATACGGCATCTAACTCTGCACACTTTAAAGCTTGTTGCGCCACTTTTACTATCATAGGTACTTCGCCTATTGGTAGTAGCAACTTTTCTTTTAGCCTAGTGCTTTCAAGTCTTGCCGGTATTAAGCCATAGATCTGCATATTGTTTTCCCATTAGATTACCTTTTACACTACAGTTTTTGCAAGAGCTATTAACAGCTCTATTGCCGCGAATTAGCTCTATACGAGTATTAGTAAATTCTTCACCTATCCACACATCACTTATATCATTTATAAGTATATTACCGAATATTTTTGATTTTTTCCAGTCATTACTACATAGCAGTACATCACCAGTAGTATCTATTACAACTCTATATGATGGAAAATAACAAGGATTTGCTACACTTTGTTCCCATAACAATCCGCCTCTATTGTTAAAACCATACTGCTCAAAGTTATCTTCTCCGTTATCGTAATGATCACGTACATGAATGTTAGTAGAAGCTAGTTTTTGAATTTCTGGATTATTATCATAATCATTAACAATTAACCTAGTTAAGCCAGCAGTAAATAGCTGAGAAGTAGTAAATTTTTTAGATAATATAGAGTCACCATTAGTAATTAACTCAACATCAAATACTGATAGTATTTTTATGATTTCTAATATCTTAGGGTGTAGTGTAGGCTCACTGAACCCGCTTAATATGATATAACCCTTAAAAGAGTGACTAACTAATTGTGAAACTAATGTTTGTATAGTATCTATGCTAATATGTTTATTTACATTAGGATATAGACTAGCACTATGTCTTGGACAAAAACTACAAGTTCTGTTGCATAATTCTGTAAGATTTATATCTACGGCAGCTAATCCTGGAAGCTTATCATTTCTAATATTACCTAAAGTTTTTGTTCTAAAGGCTAAGTGTTGTTCTAAGTTCATAATAACTCTTTATTAATTAACGCCATTCTGTAAGTATTATCTACTTTTCTATAACCAAACTTATCAGTTAGTTTATTGCTTTGTTTAAAAAGCACAAAGTTACCGACGCTTGGTTCAGTGTTATAGTTAGATTCTAAGTACATCTTAGTCTTAAGCATACGTCTTACTACTGCTGGAGTATCACCAATAAGCTCGCTAACTAGAGTAGGAGCTAAAGAATTGCATACAAAGTTAGATCTATATTCTTGTAGCTTAGCAGTTATAGCTACGGAAGCAAAGCAGAATCCAACGCGTAACCCAGCTAGTCCTAAGCTTTTACTAAGTGTTTTAACAATTATAACGTTATCAGGTATGTTGTGAAGCATAGAGTGCTGAGGATAAAAATCTGCGTAAGATTCATCAATTATACATAACTTATAGCGTTTACTTATTTCAGTTAATTCTAAGCTATAACCATATAGACCGCTAGGATTAGCTATATACAGCACTTCATTCGTATCGTTATGTAAACAATCTACAGAGACTGTCCTATACTTCTTTGAATATAGCGTAGCGTATATCTCCATCATTTCAAAAGTAGGAGTTACTATGCTGATATGCTTAAAAGATAGCGCCTTAAATATGCGCTCTAGTATCTCTGTGGCACCGTACCCTACAGTAGTACAGCTAATAGGCTTATTATAGTAGTCGCATATAGCTGTGTATAGCGTAAAAGTGTCTGGATAGCTGCTAATGTTAACTGTACTGGCTAATTGCTTAGCTTTATCTACTATGTACATATCGTAATGAACATTTTTTGCTAAATCTATAGCAGCATTATTCTGCGGAGCTAAGCCTGGACGTGATACTTGTATTTCTAAGTTTATCATATAGTATTATATCTCGTTCGTAATAAGAATTTACAAGCTGTTTAGTGCTAGCCGTATAAAAATAATCTATTAAATCTTTTGTAGCTGCGTTAGAAGAGCTATTTACACACTCTAAGCTACCAAGTGTCTTGTTGAAGTACTTAATGTATAGAACTTGCAACTCTTCAAACAGTGAATCGTATAAAAGCAACGTAGTGCTAGGTGCTATAAAATCTGATTGTAACAAATTCTGCCATCTATGGTCGTTAATAGTACCTCCACCTTCATATACTAAGTTACTAAATGTGCTAACAGATAACTTATGTAACCCTTGCCTGCATCTATATAAGTATAAACTTAATAACCGCTCAACAGGGTTTCTTATCACACAAAAACTATTACAATATTCAGGCACAAACCCTAAATTAACTGCTTCGCTCATAGTTATATGAGCTAAACTAGGGTCTGTGCTGCAATTACGTGTCAAAAAATTGTTTTTATATGTAGTATAGGTTATAACATCTGAATCTGTAGTTAAATCAGACTCAAGTAAGATTTTAGAGACTGCCGTACTAGCGTTTTTAGGTATTTTTATGAATGCTAGATTATAGCTACTTAAGTATATCATTCTGGTACGTAGTTAGTCCCATTTGGGTGACGAGTTAGCCAATGATTAACTGTAATCCTATAACTTCCAGTACTTTCAAAGCTGTGCCAAGTGATGCCATCTATAGGAGCAAAGATTACAGTTCTATTTTCGCGCCAATCTGTAGTTTTAACATACGTTTTATCGCAATCGTACAGCAGTGTGCCTTTTGAACTACTTGGAGCTATGTATGTAACCGCAGATAACACCTTCCAAGGAGCCTCATCATGCAGTTTATACGAAAAATTACCTAAACATATACTAATATCGTAAAAGCTATATAACGAACTATACTTTCTATGGTTAGGGAACAGTTTAAGCAAGCGTTCGTCTATGTTTGCAGATTCTGCAAAAGCGGCTGTAGCTGGAAATCTACTTTTAAAATCAGGTTCTTGACTTCTTATAATAGTATGATGTGTCAAGTTAGAGATATTGGCAGATACATACCTAGTTAGCTCTAGCTTACAAGCATTATATAGTGTAGCATGAAAATAATCATCTAATTCTAAATGAGGCCAAGGATTAGTTTGTAAAGTATTCATCTATTGTACAGTTTCTATTAAAATATTTATCAAAACGAGTGTATAAAATATCGTCAAAAGCAGTAGCCACATCTATAATAGCAGTATTATAAAACCAAGATAGATATTGATATATGTCTTGTTGCGGTAACTTACGGAATATTACAGAATCTAGATCAGTTACGCTATTACAAAGGTTAGCTATTAAACCATAAGAATAGTCTATGTCATTTCTAAAATAGCTAACAGGCTTATCTTTAAGCAGCGCGTATAACCCAACGCCAGATTCAATAGATACTAGAGCGCTACAATGGTCTACTAGAGTATTTGTGTTAGCATCAACGCACAATTCGCTATACTTAGACTTATTAGGAATCTTATCCCATTCCTCAAACGGATCAGAACAATCTGTGGGAAAAGGGTGTGCTTTAAATATAACTCTATGTTTATTACGCTCAGCCCAAGTATTCATATAAGCAACTAGATACTGTTCAGTTCTCATCTCATTTAAAACAACTAATACATAAGGCGTTTCAGGAACATAGCTATTAGCACTAAGTGCATACTTACTCCAGGATACACTATGTAAATAATCAATAGTACTGTAGTTGGTGTTATGAGTTAGCCAGTATGGTTTAATATCAAAGTGTCGTACCAATCGTTCTTCGGGAACCAGCTTAAAAAAACAAAATACTGGAGTTCCTTCGCCGTAACTTAAATAACGACCAACTCCAGTATTATAGTAATATACTAACTGCCCCGTAAAACTAGCAGACATGTTTTGTACGCTAGACATAAAACATTTTATATGTTTAGCATTAATCCACTTTTCACGCTGATTATTACGCTGAATACACCAATCATAGTGATTGACTGTGCGAGTTAAATCCAAAGGCAAAGCGATATCCTTCTGACCAAACGGTATGCCATAAAGGCGCATTTTTATCTATTTTAAAAGTTCTAGCTGTCCAACCAATGTCATCTTCGTCGTTATAAACTAGCCCATTTTCTACACTTCTATATCTAAATATGCTACGCTTCTTAGAGTATATATAGTATGTTCTCATACCTTCTAGATTAGAGTTAGTGTGCCAAGGCATACTAGAATTAGGGGCGTAACAAATAGCATTTGTGCAAGTGTGCGCGCCTAACAAAGCAGTAGCTTCGGTTAACCGGCTATCATCAAGAGAACATAAATGAACTATGTTAGCAGTAGATTTATGAGGAACGTCTGCTGAAGGTAGTGCAGTAGCTATAAAATCGTGATATTTAACATTACCAACATGCGGTAATGTACTACCTTGTACGTAATCAGAGATTATAGTCTGTAGTATCTCAGTAACTGATAAATTAACTGTTATTTTCATTTTCAATAGCTGCTAATATTGCATCAATTTCTTCTAGTGTTAAAGTTGGAGTAGGTGTAATAGTAGGAGTGTTATCTATAAACGCTCCTTTCTCATATTTATCACCCACACTAACTGAACTATCAGCTAGCACGTAAGTGCTGTCAGGCGGAACGAAACTATTTGTGGCTATAATAACGTTAACTACTACGTTGTTTTTGATAATTGCATATGTTTTCATATTAATAAAATACTACAACTGCTCCAGGTCTACCAGGACCTGCAGGACTACCACCAAAAGGAGAAGATGTGCCAGGTGTACCACCAGCACCAGCAGATACACTATCCGTTATGTTATATAAAGTCGCACCAGGGTAGCCATTACTAGGACTGTTAGAAAAAGTAACAGTTTGTAAAACAGGAGTTACTGTATCTAGTACTCCGTACGCATTTGCGTCTACAAAATCTATAACAGATGAGTAAAGAGTTGATTGCCCGTTTAAAAAATTTCCAGTACTGCTAGTACCTGGATTGCCCGGAGCGCCAGCACCAGCACCCTGAAAAGTAGGAGCGGCAGAGCCATTAGTACCGCCGGTAGCTACAATACCAAAAAAAGAGCTAGTACCAGTAACACCGCCAACTACAGCAGGCATACTATTACCAGAAACTAAGGGTATAAAGCTAGAGCCAGCACCTCCACGACCTCCAGCACCTCCCGCATTTGAATACGGAGTATCACCACCTATTGAGAATCCAGAGCCTCCTGAACCTCCACCACCTATAACAACAACTAGACCCTTAGTAACACCTGGAGGCACAGTCCAAGAACTAGTTGCGTTAATAAGCGCAAAATTAGTATATACATTATCGCCTTTTGTCAATCGAAAATTAGGATCTGTTGAGATGAATATACCGCTATCGCCATCAAAAGTAAGACCGGCTTTTATAGTAAGTAGTGAGCTAGCATCTGTAAGTTGATTAGGTAGTAGCCCTGAAGCTTGTGAGCGTGACAGGGTGTTACCGTCATTCATTTGTATACCGCTAGGATTTACACTTATAGGCATCAGAAATCCTCTGGGTTTAATCCTGCTGGCTTAACCAGTTTAAGTGCTTCTGGTGTTGCAGCAGCTTCAATACCAGGGTGAGCTGGCGCATCACGTAGTGCTTGCTTTTGTGCAACAATAGTTGCAGTATCTGCACCTGTTTCTAGTGCTTTCATAAATTCCGCATCTAGAGCTTGTAGTTGTGGAGTTCGCGCGCGACGAATGCGCTCACGCCATAGGTTTCTAGCAGTTGGCATGTGTACTGATATAACACCAGCTTCACTATCTGCAGCCCATGCATCTCTGAATAGTCGTTCTTCTGGTAGTACGTATAGAGAGGAATCATATAGACTACCACCAATTTTAATTAATACTGACATTATTATTCCTTTATCTCATTAACAATACGCATACATCTGCAGGATCTGCAGTGCTTTTACCTGTATTTGCATATATAGTATTTATACGTAAAAATGTGCTAGTTTTCCAGTTGGTTATAAGAACAGCGTTAGGACCTCCTACCCAAGCATGTTGGTTTACGTTGTCATAACCAGCACTACCGCTATAAGTATAATTTATATCACCTATAGCTGTGCTAAAAGTAAGTGTTTGATCCCCAATAGCATTATCTGTTACTGAAGAAGTAAATCCACCATTAGCTCGTATAGTAGGAACTGTTGTTAGCGGTGTATAGTTTATATAAGCACGTAACACATATAATCCTATACCAGCAGTAGTCTGTAAATTATCAACTTTTAACGTACTCATGCGCTCATTCTCCAAGCATTTCGCCATTCACGTGTCTCAGGGAATTGCCGTCTTTTACAAATTTTAAACCGTGGTTTATTAGCTGTTTTATCGCCCCAAACGTGTTGAGGAATATCTTTTATAATCAAATACATAATAGCTTCTTCTTCTGTGAGCGGAGGCAACTTAGGAGTATTATATATAATATCATAACGCTCATCTTCGCTTATCTCTTCTCGCAATTTAAAATGAGCACCTATCGGTAATAATTCACCGCCCTGCATAGCTTGATACATCCATTCTGGCGCAGGTATTAATACCTTAGCTGGTGCATCTGGTTCTAGAGGGTCTTCAAATAATACTACATACTCTGTTTCAAATCTTTTCATCTTAAATACCTATTATACGATCCCATAACTCCAACATATAGTGGGTCTACATAAGCTGTTGTGTATGCTGCGAGTGTTACGCCAGATCCCACCCCAACAGCTCCTGGGTAGGCTACGTTAGCTAGCGAAGCGTTATTATCTCTTGCTATACACGAGCTACAAGCAATTTGCGTATTACTATTACTTAGGGTTTGCAAATCTACTAATACTCTATATCTACCTACAGAAATATCTATAATACTAGAAGTTGAGTATGAGTTCGCTATTACTGGAGTACCAGTTGATGCGTTAAAAGCACACCAAAGTTTATTTCCTTTGACTAAACCTTCAGTAAGGAAACTATTACTTTGAAAAATTAGATTAGAAACTAATAGCGTGCTCATATCAATAACCGTTACAAGAAATAATTCCTGCCGCCCATCCTGATGTGTAATAACTGGTTCTATACGCTGAGCCAGTATAAAAAGCTCCATTATACCCGAACCCAGTAACTGTATAATCAGTTGACGTAGCGCATAGAACAGGCCTACTGTTCAGAGTTGTACTCAGCACTTTATCTGGATAAAACTCAGCTATACCTACTTGTATATCCACAACGCTAGATAAACCAAATGAGTAACGAACTTGTGCTGGGTATGGAGAAGGGCCATACAGCGTATCATACACAACAACAGTTTTGGCATTACCTGTATAAAGGTCCGCCATAGATCTAGACTGTGTTGGTGTGCTTAATGTGTCTACACGTAAAGAAGAAGTCATTAAAATACAAACCCCGACACGTACTGAGGAGTTAACTCCGCAGCTACGCCTATTCTTATAGCTGGACCAGTACTTTCATATATAGCAGTAGTAAGATTAAAAGAGGTGCCAATAGTATTTTGTACATGGCTTGTTCCAGCAAATCTAGCACCATTAGAGCCTGGAAGTGTTACTGACAGCAAAGAACGATATAAGCCTGTACCTATATCTTGAGTTGAAGAAATGTTAAAAGTATTATTGTTGCTAGGCACACCACTAATTACAGCTATAGTAACCCATGCCTTAGCAGACCCTGTAATTGGGTCTTCCGCTAAACACATTTCTGTATCTGAATAACCAATACGGTCAACGTTAACAGTACTCATAGGATTGTCCAAGTCTCCCCAGAACCTATTGTTACTGTAATACCGTTATCTATAGTTATAGGACCTATGCTCATTGCATTATAGCCGTTAGGTACGGTATAACTTACCTGCACGTTACCCTTATTTAACCAAAAAGGTAGCGTAGAATCTTGCTGAACAAAACCTAAATTGTTTGCGTTCCTAGAGTCATCTATAAGACTTGTTCCGTTAAGTAAAAATGCCATAGTTACTCCTTATTAAATATCAGTCTAAACTGTTCTTTAAGTTTTGTCAACAAAGATTTATTTTTGTCTTTTTTAAGCGCCTCAACTTCTGAGTTTAGTTCTTTTAGCGCTTCAATTAATAGTCCTACTATGTTACCGTAGGATACAGTTTTGTACTCACCTTCTGTAACAACTTCAGGTAGTATAGACTCAATTTCTTGTGCGATTACGCCAATCGACCTGCTTCCGTGAATATCAAAATAGGTTCCGCGCAGTGCTAACACTTTACTTAGTGCGTTATCAACAGTATGTACGTTACTTTTTACTCTAATATCTGATAGAGAGTTAAAGTCAGTGGCTGTAACTCTACCGCTTGAGGGGTTAAAGTATAGCTTAGTAGAAGATATAGCTGAGTTACTTACGTCGCCTGAAGTTACATCTGTGAAAGTAATATAACGTGTAGCGTTAGTAGCAGTATCGTCTGTTATATTAGTAGTACCTAAGCGAGCCCAAGCAGCACCGGTATAGACCTCTGGGGTAGCATTGGTTGTATTATATCTAAACATACCCGCGGCAGGAGCACTAGGACGTTGAACTGTAGTACCTAAAGGTAATCTAATCGCTGCGTTACTAGCAAAAATAGCATTACCAGTTACGTGAAATTCTGCTAACGGGCTAGGAGTGTTGATACCGACGTTAGCAGTAGCTAATAGTGTAACGGCAGTTACACTTTGCCCAGAGAATGCAACGTTATTTAATGTACCTACGCTGTAGCCTTGTGGAGCACCTACGTCAATGAAAGAACCAATAGCGTCAGTATTACTATTTCTAAAGTATAGTCGTCCAGTATCTATAGTTCCTACTAGCTCACCTACTTCATAAGTTGTTCTATTAGCTGTAAGAGCAGCTAAGTTATTTTCTACACGATTACCAATACCAACTCTAGTAAAGTTACCGCCCACTGGTGAGCTTTTCTTGTTTACAGAGTCTGCAATGTATAGTGCTCCTGTTGTAGCACTTCGGAACAGAGTTCCGTTAGGTGTAGCTAAGCCAGCACCAGCTACAGTAAAATTAACTGTAGCGGGCGCTGCTGCGGAATAAAAACTACTTAAAATAGAACGAAAACTATCATTTTGTTGTAATCTAGCAGTGTTTAAAGAAGTACCTGCTGTTGGTTCTGTATAAGTATTAGAGTTAGTTAAAGACATTATTATACCCCGATAGCTGTGATCATTATATTAGCTGTACTATTTGCTTGATATAGCCCAGTACCATCACTAGCGATAAGTTTAAAAGATATAGATTGATTTGATGCAGCAGTTGTTACAACAACTGATGGGTTAGCCTCAGCATCTATTTGGTTTAGTACAGCATAGCTTATAGCAGGTCTGCTTAAGAATTTTGCCGAACTTATATCAATAGTTTTAGGAGAAGCATCATATACTACAGTTGATGTAAATACTGTTTGTTCTTTATCTATACTATACCTAAATCTATCTAAAGTAAAGTCATATTCATCAGGTCTACTGTTGTTTACGATATATTTTATTTGGAAGTATCTAAAGGTTTTAGTTCCAACTTCGTAAGGAATCCAACCATCACCTGAAGCACTAAACGCAGACACGTTAACGTTACCGTTAGCGTAGTATGGATTTTCTATAGTTGTTCTAATATAAGTTTGAGCAGTAACTGATCCTAGAGTTCCAACATAGGTAGCAGTTCCTGGGTCGTTATACTGTAGTAAATCTACTAGCGTATAAGCGTCATTACCAGAAGTTACGTTTGCAAAAGTGTTTCCTCCAGTAGGAATACCGTTTGCATGATAGCTAGCTCCAAGCGCAATAGCATTAGCATTTATTAATCCTGCTATTAGCGCATATGAATTAAGATTTGCTGTATCACCATTGAATTGGCCATGGTTCCATATAGCCCAAACGTTACCGCTAGTGCTACCAGTCATCCAAGTACGATTATTAGCATCATAACGTGGTGATACTACGCTTGCATTTGAAAAACCTAGTACTCGACCTATACCGCCAAAACTAGTGTCAATTAGAACATTTGCAGCACTAGAAACATCTGTAACACCAGGTAAATAACGTTCATGTTGGTCATTATAGGTGCTCTGTATTTCCTGAGTAGCTTCGGTGTCGATATTTATCTGACCAGTAACAGCTTGACCAAAGTCACGAATTTGTGTAATATATTCAGCACTCTCAGTAGCTAATAGGTTAGTAGGAGAACCTGCAACAGTACTCCAACCACTACTAGAACCGTTAGCATTATCTACTCTACTGGTATAAGAATAGGCTATACCACTAGTATTAGAGTTTGCTCTAGACGGGAAGTTAAACTCAGTGGAGTTGTTATTAGGCAGTCCGTCAATAAAAATTTCAGAAGGGTTATCTTCGTTATAAGCAGCCACAGTTGTAGAACGTTGTGCACGAGTTGTAGTAATAACAGCACCAACAACACTGTCACTTAAGTTACCGCTAGTATCTTTTGTTCTAGCTAGGTAAGTGTAAGTACCATAGTTGTCAATTGGTACAGACTTACGAGCAGACGGTACAGATACGGTAACTAGCGGGCTAGCAACTGTGAAGTTTTCTAGCGTAGCTGCCACTTCGCCAGGGAATCTATTGATGATAACTTCTTTTAAGTCTAAGTCTACCAGATCTCCAGAAGATCTAGCATAGTTCCAGAAGAAGGTAATAACTTCGTTTTGTTGTCCACCAGTAAAACCTGTAATATTTTGAGGCTTAGCTGTTTTACCTACAATACTTTTCTCTGCTACAGCGGTAACACCTCTTATGCTCTTGTTGAGCGGTGTAACTCTAATAGTTATAGCATTATCTTCTGACACCTGACCACGGTTTACGTTGTTGATAGTAAATCTAATTTTACCATCAGCATCTACACCAGTAGCAGGAACTTTAACAGTATTGAACGCAGTTAGAGGAATACCGCCGTCATCACTACCTACGCTATCTACAGTAGATAGTTTGTAAGATATTTCATAATCTGTAACTTCTTGGCCAACGATATGATCAAAAGTACAAGTAATTCTAGTACTTACACCACCTGTTTGCTCACGATACAGAGATTCCTGTATTTGCAGATTCTGTACTTTTTGTATAGGTAGCTGCTCAACTAATACACTCTTAGTAACATAAGGACTAAAACGTCCTAGCGTATTTTTATTTCTAGCTTTGACAGTGGTTACGCCAAGAGGTAGCTCTGGTAGTTTTAGGTCATCTGTTAAGAAAGCCTTTTCAAAACTAGAGGATAGCTCTAATGAATATACACCGCTATTAGCTAGTGAGAATATACCAGGATAAGCCTCGGTAGAATATACTAGCGTAAAAGTATTATCTTCTACATCAGTTACTGTTCCTACAGGATTTTGAGTTATGTTAATAAACTCAAAACCAGATAGATCTAGCTGAGGAGCGCTATCTAGCGTGATAATAAATATAGAATTACTAGTTAACGCTACGTTATACCCAGCTGACGAAGTGTCATAAGTTGAGTTTACTACAGTAAAGGTATTGCCGTAGTTAACTTCAAGTCTATCACCTATTTCAATAGTTGGTACAGTATACACATATGATTGTGCTCTAAAAGTAGTCTCACTAGGATTTTTTGTGTATACTACGTTAGAGGCTAGCGCAGAAGTTTTATTTAAGTTAACTGTGTATAGACCGTTACTCTTTTGAATGCCGTCTACAAAGAATTTAACGTCATTTACAGAGCGAACTTTGTTCGGTAACTCAACAGTAGTGACTGTATCAGATAAATTACCTTCTACAACTTGATCTATTTCTGTACCTTTTACATAAACACTATTATTTGCATAGTAGTTTTTAGCTAGTACCTGATTTAAGCTTACGTAGAACGGTGGTGTAGGTAGCGCAGAGCTAAGAGTGGTAAGCCCTGCGGCAGTATCTTGTATTACAACTGTATCTGTGGATAGATTATAAGAAGTTATATCTCTAGTCATAGAGGTAATATCAGACTGATAGCCTACAAAGTTTATTATGCCTTGTACATTTGCTTTTTCTCTAATAGGTATATTTATTTGATCAATACCTTTAAGATTAGGTACTGTTACACCGTCATTTACTTCTAGAACGTGTTGATTAAAGTTTCTATCTACGCATAGTTTTAATCCCTCAAGAGTTAGAGTTATGGACCCAGGCGCAGTTACAACAGTATTACATAGCAGCTGTATATCACCAGCAGGAGTTGTGAATCCATTTTTACCTGATACTATACAGCTTAGAGTGTTATTAGCTATATTAGTAGTATCTGTTACGCCTAGAGTAAGTGGATTTTGTACGTAAACATTTGCAATAGGCACAATATTGTCTGGTCTAGCAACATAATACTCTGTTTCAAATTTTTGACCATAGCCTAGAGATTCAGTTCTATTATTTAATATACCGTCATATACCACGCTACCATCTGCGGTAGTTCTAGAAGTTACTGCAAAAGTAAACACAGGAGAAGGTGGAGAGCTAAACGGGCTTGTGATATCTACATAAGCTGTAGGCTCATAATTAATAAAGGTATCAGAATCTATATAAACATTAGATATATACTCAATACCAGATACTATAACGTCAACTTCATTAGAGTCGCGTTTAACTCCAGTAACTTTAAATAGCTTACCAGACTTATTAGTATAGTAGTTGTTAGGATTTTCAAACTCGCCAATAGTCCACAGATCATTTGTACGAGGTACAATATTTTCAGTGAAACCGCTAGTTAGATTTTCTATACGTCTAGTTAAAGGATTAAATCTACTAGTTACTTGTACAGTAGCTAAGTCAAAACCAGTAGAAACATCATCACTTGACCCTAAGCTAAACACAGAGTTGCTTAAGATATATAAATCCATCTTATCACTATCTATTTTGATAATACGAAGAGCTAGAGGGTATGTATTAGCTGTAAATACAGAGTTAGATAAGCTAGGAACGGTATAGTGCTCTAAAAATACATTGGTGTTAGTGCTAGAGGTAAGAGCAGAGTTAGCACTAATTCTACCACCATATCCGTATGCAATACCTGTTCCGTTTGTAGCAATAGAAATAACATCGCCAGGAGCTAGAGTCAGTGCTTCTGTACTAGTAGTAAAGGTAATATTTCTACGAAGGTATCTAGAGGCGGCAATTTGATATTGCCCAAGTCTAATAGCTTGGCTTCTTCTAGTCACACCCGTTAAATCTAGAGAAGCAATATTTTCAATTGTTTGTACTTCTCTACCGTCGTTAGCCTCAGCTAAATCTAGTCTGACAACTTCACGCTTATAATGGTTTGTAGGTTCTACGTAAGTAATATCTACACCTGTATAGATTTCGCTCTCTCTTATACCGGATATTTGAAAAGAACCTTGTTTAATATTTGTTTCGTTGAACAACATAACAGGGAATTCTTCTGGCATATCTACAGCTAGGCTTATCTTACCGCCAGAATACACTAACATACTGCGGAAGGTAGCAGTAATTTTATTTAGAATATCCATAGTTTTTTCTTGATCAGAAATAGTAACATCAGTGATAAAACGACGTTCTACCACTTTACTACCTTTAGGCAGTCCTATTTGATTTTCTCTAATGGCTGTATACAGAGTTCTTGGTTTATATCTAAAAGATCCATCAGCTACTGCGCTAACACCGATAAATTTACCAGTTTCAGAATCACAGGCATCACAGTACTGTGCTATCTGGTAAAAACGATATTTATCAATATTTTCTTCAGGAATACCTAACCCGTAGGTTTTATTAGTTAATATATCGTATACTATCCATACAGGATTTTGAGTCCAAGAATACACAAAGGTGCCATCCCAGCTACCTGTGTAGATTTCTGGATTAGTTGCGTATAGAATTGTGCTAGTACCTGGTCTTTGCAGTCTATAACCATAGCTTGTATAGTCTGAGTTAGATACTTCTAGTTCTCTCCAGTCTATTTCTCCTGAAGCTAGAATAGGTTGATTATAGTTAGAAGGTACTTTAACTAGCAACCCTTTTACTAAACTCGTAAAATTAGGAACACCACCAGTATGCTCATCAGTAGCTTTTAGAGCATAACCAATTAAAGCAGTTCTTGGGTATGCTTGTCTAACATACTTTATCTCATCCCAGCCAATTATCTTGATATTATCTCTAAATCTAGGAGTATCATTATCGTCACTAGTTTTTTCAATAGTAAACTTATAGCCATCTACAGATCTAGATTCAAGAGGTATTTCAGCTTTTTCACTAAACTTATATCCAGTATCTGTTTTTTCACTAACAGTCTTATCTATAATAGATATTATAGTAGTACCTATTCTGTCATATATAGTTATTCTGTAACTTACAGAGGCTGGGTATACGTTGCCTTTAGTATCAGCAGAGTATAGCTCTTCTATCAAAAAGTTAAATCTTATAGCATCCCAGTCACTAGCACTAGTTTCTTGCAAAGTAACTTTAGAGCTAGGAATACCGTCTAAGTTACCTTTTTTTAAGGCAACCTGAGACGCAAAGATCTGAGGTGTTACAATTTCGTCACCAAAAATAGGTAATGGGTCTTGTGTAGGAGTACCTGTAGCTGTGATTGTTAAAAACTTATCAGTATTTTCTAGACCGTTAGAATCTAAGTTGATTAAGTCGTCTATAGCACTATCTTGAATTTGAATATCTTGAGGACCGTTAGGGTTAATACGGTATATAGGTCCTTCACCTAAAGCATTAGTTAGATATAAAATATCAGTAGAAAATAGAGAATTAGGGCGAATTACTCCGCCTCCCTTACCGCCGCCTCCAGCCCCTTTAATTACAGGTACTTGCTGACTATTGAATCGTACAAATTTTTTCATATTTTCTAACCTTAATAAATTACAATAACTGCGCCAGTAGTACCCGACAAGCTGCTTGGAGATCCGCCACCGCCTGGTCTATTGACTCCAGTAGCTGTCCATGTAGCTGTGACACGGTTATACTGTTGCTCACCCATAGTAACGATTTGTTGTCTAAGACTACTATAAGCAGATCCTATAAATTTATGTCGTAGGGCTAAGAGTTTAGTTGACCATTCAGGCGTAGATACGTTGCCTGCATATACAACTGAGTTAGGCTGATTGGAAGAACCTGTGCCCGCAGTACCGGCAATACCATTTCTAGCTGGACTGAATCCCCCACCTGAGCTGGCACTAGTACCGTTAGAGCCTCCTGTAGCTCTGACTGGGAAAGAACCAAGAATTGGTGTACCGAAAGCAGAAGTTCTAGCAGCTAGTAAACCGTTCGTACCAACAACAACAGGCATGACCTGGCCAGGAGTTACTGATATTTGTGCTATAACTAAACCACCAGCACCTCCAGCACCGCCAGCATAAGTCTGTCCCGTGCCTGGATTGGTTGCACTAGCGCCGCTAGCACCACCACCACCAGCAGCAATAACTGTTAGAGACGTTACTCCGGCAGGCACTGTAAAGTTACCAGAAGCACTGAAAATTTGTAAGCCAGTAGCTGTGTCGCCGTTATAACCAGCCAAGAACAGCGCACGCTCTAGCTCTTGGTCTGCCGCGGCAGTAGCGGCGGTATCAAGTACCTCGCCATATACGTTTAAGTTCTGAGTTTTTCCATGACCTACGCTTAGTACATAACCACTTATTAGCTGTCCCGCAATTCGCATCATACCATAGTTAAGAGGTACAGGAGTGCCAGACGCAGTACTGTTAGTTAGTGAGCCAAACATGTCATTTTGTCTAGTATTTTCTTCACTAGGCTTATTAGCAAAAAGTGACGATAATAGAGCAAGACCAATATTGACTACTAAATTCTGTAAAAACCCACCCATACCGCCTAGCGTACTTGCAATAGTACCGCCGAGACCTCCAGCACCAGCAACGGTAGCACCGATAGGTGCTGCAGCGCCTGCAGCAGCCGCACCAGCAGCCATAGGAATAAATATAAACATAGCTACTGCTAGTGCAGCTAGAATACCGCCACGCTTACCACCGCCGCCTACTACTGCAGGGACTATATGTATTACATCACCGTCACGAGCGTGTTTAAACTTTAGATCGTTAGGATTAATAACTTTTAAGTTTTTGTCTAGAAACACAAAGCTTTCTTCTATCTTCTGTGCTCTTTGAATACGTAAATAGTTAATAAAACGCTTATGCATAGAGTTAAGATAAAATAGTATATCATGATAAGTCTTAAAATCAGCTACATATTCTTTTGCTGAAAAGTACTTATTAAATGATGAATGAGGCTTAATGGTTACTAACAAGATGAGATTCCTCAAATTTTTCAAATTTTAGTGCGTCTACATTACTATCATACCAGTAAATGTAAAACTTATTATTAAATCCTACTAAGAATTTATAATTAGAAAAAGCAGCACTAGCTTTATCTTCAGAGCTAGGAATTGGATTATCTGATCCAGGGTGTGAATGAAAAATACCCCATATATTACCGTCATGTCTTACTAAATCAGCTGGATCTAAAAAGAATGTGACCTTTGGCTTATCACTTATATTCTTACACGGAATATAGTTAAAGTCGTTGGTTATAATTCCTACACACTCTTTAGGGTATTCGTGTAGAGAATGCTTATTCATATCAGCTAATAATTTTACGTAGTCCATCTATATAATCCGGTAGTATATTGTTTGTAGTAGCTGCCATAAGGGCTAACCCAGCTAGGTCTATCAATCATAGTGTGTATGACTTTATTATTTTCTAAATACATAGCACAATGATTAGTAATATTGGTAGATCCTATACTCATTAGTATAAAGTCAAACTTTTTAGGCTCTGATACACGTTTCCAGCTAGAGTCTGCAAGAGCAGATTTTTCAAAGATTGGATCACTTGTTTTATTGTACCAATCGTCATCTACTATATTGCAGCGATCAAAAGATAGATAGGGAATTTCTATACCAGTCTCTTCATTATAAATATAGCGGCACAGATTAAAACAATCCATGCCGCTTTTAGGATCATTTCCTAAATGTTTATAAGGAATATTTAAATACTTATCATACCATTTTGTCATGACGATATATCGCGTGTAAATGTTCCATCCAGTAATCGGATAGGCTATCTACTCGTGAAGTATTCCCCTCTTCTACGTGCAGCATTTTATTCGGTTTAATATATAATCCGAAGTGAATCAATAAGTTTGATTTCTTTGACTTGAAACTAATTAAATCATAATTCTTAGCATCCGTCAATGAAACTTTTTTACCATATTTAGATGCCCACTCGTCTAAGAATTCTACAGTATATTTTTTCATCCATAATCTGGAATGAGGGTATGCAGGTAAATTGAAACTACAATCTAATTCATTTTCATAAAACTGTTGTACAAGAGTTACACAGTCATAGCTACCATAGCAATGTTTAATACCTAGATAAGAAGTTATCATGCTCGAGGTACTGTACGCCCTACACCCGGGAATCCTCCGAAGTGTACTTGGTTATTACGAACTGTACAAGCAGCTAAAGACTTTGCGCAAACGTCAGCACCCGCTTTGTTAGCTAAAGCTACAGGGCTATAATTTATTAGTTCTGAAATAGTTGGTTGGGTGCCTGAGATTATATCAACTCTAGGATCATAGAATTGCTGATTAGTAGTAGGGTCAGTAGAGTCAAATAAGTAAGCTCTGTGTTGCGCCTTAGTATTTAGAGCTTGCCATACAAAGTCTATATTATTGCTTACCTTAACGCCTTTAGTATTATATACTGCACTATCTACGTGTGCTGCGCCAGTACCACTACCTACAGGCCATACATGTCCTACAAATAAGAACCAATCATTAGCAGTATAAGCCCAATTGGCACCATGAAAATATGGATTTGTGTTAACAGCACCAGAGCTTCTAATTAACACACCTATATTTGAACTAGAAGCGTCATAACCTCGAGGTCCTAAGTATGCTGCACCATTACCTATATTTTTACGACGCATCCATACTGAAAATCTATAAGTTTTAGTATTGTCTATATCAAATAAAGTTGTATTCCAGCCGCCATCTGCACCAGTAGTTATATCCTGATCACTAACATCCCATACTGTACCTAGATCACCATAAGGTGTAGAGTCGATTAGCCTAGAGTTGCCGTCACCATTTAGGGTGTAAATAGCAGTTGACCCTGTAGTACCCGGTATCCAGGTAGACATGTTTATAAGTGATGGTGCTTTTGTGCTAGCAGACAGATTATCAAGACCAATAGGATTAGTATTTGAAGCTAAGTTAGTACCAGGAATGGCTAATCCGCCAGGGCCTGGATACTGGCATTCTGGTCCTTTGTAAACCCATTGACAAGTATTTTTATAGAATTTACGTTTAGGCACTATAACTTTAAAGTATTGCAACCAAGATACAAGCGCAAAAGAAGCTACATGATCAGATAAACTTTCGAGTTGATCAATTTTAAAACGATCTTCAATATAGCTTTCACTATCTGCTTCTTCGTTTACAATGTATAGGGGATCTCCAGGAATTGTACTAGAGTTGATCTCATTAGATACATATATAACGTGATCTTCTGAGATATGCTGGATAGTAGCTTCTTCCGATCCTTTACTAGACTTTACGTTATCACCGATTCTATACGGCAGTGAGTTTCTAACTGTTATTACATTACTAGTTATATCTGTAATTAAGCTGTACTCAGGCCAGAAGTCTAGGAAGTTAGCAAATGTAGTCTTAATATTAACAATTCCACCTAATAGATCCCGCGAATCTTCTTTGTATGCTTCCCAAGTGCCGTTTACTGCTTTTGTTTGTTCATAAGTAAAGCTAGCATTATTCATACCATATAGGTTAACAATATCACCACTATAAGCTAAACCGTTAGCACGAGCACGAGTTAGCGTATCAAAGCATTCAGCACTAATAGCAGCAGCTTGAGGAAGTGTTAAGCTTACTGTGCGAGGGTCAAGACCGTGTACTAGCTCACCATTTACGTGTGCTACTACGGAGTTGGACGTGTTATTACCAGATAAGAACGGATCTTCTACTAGTCTAGAGATCATGTTATCTACGTTAAACATAGTAAGTGTTAATTCGTTCACTCTACCATCAGAAGCTTGTTCTACACCACTAATTGATACGGGGTAAGGCGAAAATGTTGTACCGCCATAACTTACATTATAGCTAATATCATCGGCTAGATCACCTACTATCTCCGCAAAACGAATAGGAAAATATGGCGACCACGCGCGGCCTTCACCGGTTTCACCAGGATTTCCTGCTTCATTAGGTGGATACCAATCACCAGGATAATATACAGAATATAGTCGAACAATAGGATTTTGTGTAAAAGCATTCTTTTCAGCTATAAAAGTACTAGGCTGAATATTAGTTATGCTAGTTACAGCTGTAACTACATTACCGCTCATTACATTTGCTTGGAAAGGTAGATAAGAAGCATCGTTAATAGCACCATTAGCTGTTCCGCTAATAGTAATAACCTTTGAATATATATTTTCTGCACCAATAAATTCATTAATAGTATTAGACAGCTTAACTTTTAGTAAATTGTTAGATCTATCAACTCCAGCAATTATACCAACTGCAGCAGAAGTATTACCTATAACTACGTTACCTGTTTGAAATGGTAGAGCATTAGCTACTGTTAGCACAACATCATATGTACGAGAAGTCACTTGTTATCCTTTATTAATCAAAAGATTCTTTTACGTCAAAAGAAACTGTATAGTAGTTTTGTAGAGCATTAGCTCCGGTAGAAAGTACGTGATCAATTTTAAGCGAACCCTCGAATCGAACACGCACTGTTCCAGATTCATTTATATGTGCTAGATCAAGATTAAACGATGAAAAGCTACCGCTACGTTCACGATAAAAACGCTCAATAGCTGTTTTTTCTAAGCCTGTCACGTTAGTATATTTTAAGCTAAACATACGCTTACCGCGTCTAGAGCGAAGCCTACGCTTTTCATAACCGCTCTCACTTTCAAAAATGATCGTATTAAACTCTTGGCTAGACGTAAATCCGCTATCAGGCTTTACGTCTGCCATAGAAGTAAAAGTGTCAGTAGTAAAAAGACCTACTGCATCGTTAGGATATATAGCCATTATAGACCTCCACGACCTCGTAGTGTTCTACGAATAGGCCCGTTATTTGCAATGTCGCGCATAACAATATCAACAACATACTTTTCACCATCAAAACGTGGAGCACTTGCATCAGCTTGCTTAGGTGATCCTTCATTTGTTACGTTTACGAATACGTTACCATTTCCGCCAGCACCACCAGTTGCATTCATGGCTTGAAGAGCTGGCATGCCTATCTTTTCTGCAGACTGCTTGCGAATGACAAATTCGCCAGGCTCAAGCATAGCAGGTATTCTATCGCGATTTAGGGACGCAGAGACTGCGGCACCGCCCTGTGCAAGATGTACTAATCCGCCTTGTGAGAAGCCTATTAAGCTGCTAAAGAAACCGCCGATTCCTTTAAACAGACCAGATAGTATACCGCCCTCACCCATTAAGCTTTTAAACAGATTAGATACAAAACCGTTCTGCCCAAAGATATTAGTGAATAGTGAAGTGATTTGATCAAAGAATCCACCTAGTACGCCTTCAGTACTACTTGTTAGGCTATCAGCAGCTGCTTTACCGCCTTTACTATCTTTAATAGATTCAGGTGTTCCTGGTACGGCATCTGGTACTATTCCAAACATATCTGCAGGACCGCTTACAACACTAACGAGTAACGCTCCATTCTTAACCTGTGCGTTCTCAATACCGGTACGCATATTTTCAACACCTAACATACTAAATAAGTTGTCAGTCAAAAATCCTGATAGTGGGTCTGCAACAGTAGTTTTAAAGAAGTCTTGTTGAATAGACTTAAATAGGTTGCTCATTATATCGCCAATATTACCCTCGCCGTAGAAGATAAGATTATTTAGCCCCATAATAGCGTTTTCAATATTACCTTTAATGGAATTAAATAGTGCTTGTAGTTTTTCTTCGATATAGTTAAGTTTTTTATCAGCCTCACTACCAGCATCTGCAGCATCTTTCAGACGTTTTTCTGCTTCTTCTTGTGATATACCTTTTTCTTGTGCTAACAGAGTAGCTCTACGAACTAAATCATCTGCCTTAGCTCTATAGTTTGCATCTAATAACTCTTGTTCTTTAGCACTAGCATCTTCTGCTGCTTTTAAAGAACTAGCACGTAGAGTCTCAGCAGTAGCATTTGCTTGAGCTAATGCTACGTTAGATTTATTTACAGCTACATCTATAGCATCTATTTCCTCTATAAGTACTTCTGTACCCATAGGACCTATAGCTACTGCTTTAGTACCAGAAATCTGTTGCTCTTGAAAAGCAAAACGTTGTATATTAGTTCCTATGCCTAATAAATCAGCTACAGGACCAAAAGCTGACGCAAGTGTTTGTGCTGCTGCGTACGCAGCATCAACTATAGCTCTGCCAGCTCCGTTTCCGCCTTCTATTATAGCTTTATTCATCTCTCCAGAGATAGCGCTATAAGTCTCTGCAGCGGTTACTAATAACCCATATTCAGCATCTATTTTAGCTTTTGTTTGGTCTGCTTCTAGGTTTATTTTATCTATAGTAGCTTGCTGTTGTTGTCTAATCAGCTCAGATTCTTTTAAATAACGCTCAGCGCCTGCTACTAGCTCAGCATCTAAAGCTTGCTTACGTAGACCTAAAATATCTTGTTCTATTTTATTAATTTGCTCTGCACCAGCTACTGGTTCGATTTTTTTATTTTCGACTTGCAGTTCTATTAGCTTAATTTGGTTTTCTCTAAAGGCTTGTTCGAACTCAAAAGCAGCTTGTTCACCCTGAGCTTTGATATCCATCATATCAATTTCAAATTTTATTGCATCTAGATTGCTTTGAGTAGCTAGGTCTGTAATCTGCTGTTGTAAGTCCGCAGTCATATTATTTAAGTTAGTTGTTACAGATTCAGCAGTACTTAACAGTTGATCTGCTAACTGTCTAGTAATATTAGTACGTACGTTAAGTAGAGTATTATATTGCTCAGCTAGCGTTAGGTCTTCTTGATTTAGACTAACTACTCCGCCTAGTAAGTTTTTTATCTCTTGGTTGTACTCAGTCTGTTTAGCAAAGCTTTCTGTAGTCATATTAGAATATAATAAGATTAAAGATTCTGCATCAGCCCTACCCTTAACCGCATTTTTTACATTAGCCTCTTGTTGCGCTAATTTATTTACGCTAGCCACGCTATTATTTATCATAGCATTTACTTCTCTATACTGAGCAAGTTGTCTATTTTTCTCGCCTATAATATAGTTTCCAGCAGCATCTAAATCACCTATTTTAGGGGCAGGCTCATTTACTAAATCACCAAAAGTTTTTTTGATTTTATCTAAAACTTTTAGCTGTTCTTCATAAGGTCTAGTTACAGCTCTCACTGCCTCTAAGCGCTGACCCTCTAGAGTTATGTTTTCTTGTAGTTTTGTTTGTTGTTGTGTAAGAGCAGCTATGCTATTATCTATCTCAGTTAAGTCTAGCTCTGGTGCTAATCTCAATAACTCTGCTCTATCAGCTTTTAACTTTGCTAGCTGCGCCTCTACTGTAGCAGCTTCTGTTACAGAACGCTTATACGCAGATACTACAGCGCCCTCAGTTTGAGCAAGTGTTTCAAGATTTAGCGTATTTGATACCACACCAGAATATAGTGTAGATAACGCACTCTCAAATTGTAGAGTAGATATTTGAGCTGTATACAAGCTAGAAGCAAAATCAGTAAAGCTATTTTTCAGATTATTTATACTGCTCTCAGCTTTTGTAGAAGTTATAATTTCTAGTTCTGCAATAGTAGCCTCTAAAGCATCTTTACGGCTACTGATCTCACTTATTACTGCTTGTTGAAATGGCTTCGCTCTATTTAGTTTTATGGAATCAAGCTTAGATTCCGCAGCCGCTAGTTCAACGTTTATATCTGCTAATTGAATTCTGCTAGCCGCTAGCTGGTCAGTTAGCTGTTTCATACTTGGCGGAGGAGGTATTTCAGTAATAGCTCCATAAGTAGAAGACATAGCTTCAGCACTTTGCATAAACGGATCTATTTCCATAGTAGGGAACTTTGCCTCACGTACTGATGCTAGCACAGCATCAATAGAGTCTATAACTTTTAATACCTCGGCCTGATCAATAACAGTAAGTGTTATAGGTATATCTAATTTTAATGTAGGATCTAGACTAATCGTGGAATCATCTACAGTTATACCAAACTTATCCTTAAGCTGGGCCAAGTCTATTCCCAGTCTCTCTGCAATTTGTTGAGTTTGTTGAATATTATTTAAATTATTAGTAAGCTCTACAGCTAAAGCTTGCTGTATTTCATAATATTTTCTACCCTCAAAAGATAGGTTTTTTGCAGCTCCAGCTTGTTCTTCTATCTTTTGAAGTGCTATTTCTAACTGAGCACCCTGCTCTCCGCCAAAAATACCAGCACCGTACTGTTCTTGTAGATTTTGTTTAATATCTGGAGTAAGTACAGCATCTGCTTTCAAAAATTTACTTATACCAAAGCCTATAGCAGAACCTACTAATAAACCAACTCCAGCGCCTACAGGACCTAGGACTGCCCCAGCAGTAGCACCGAATTTTGCGCCTACAGCAGCACCAGCAGCAACACCTACTGCTGCACCTAAACTTTTACCTAGTAATGCTCCAGTACCAGTACCAACAACATTATCACTAAGTTGTTCGCCAAAGGTTTTACTACCGCTTTGTGCGGCTTCTGTAAGCGCAGCAGTTACTTCTTTAATTAAATTTTCTTTTGTCTTAACAACATCAATTTCAACACCAAGAAATTTGGTGCTGAATCTAAATTCTTCTATGTTCTTAAGTGCTGGATCTACTGATTCTAGTTTTTGCAGAGCCTCACCAGAAATAGATAATAAACCTTTTTCTATACTTTGACTAGCTTTAGAACTAAAAAAGGTTTTAATCAGATTACCAAATTTAGCTAATACAGCGTTGTATTCATCTTGCTTACCTATAGCAGAAGCAATAGTAGAGCCTAATAAAGATATTATAGAGATAGCTGATAAAGCACTGCCCGCAAAACCTACTAAGTTTGCAGCTGAGGTTGCTACGCTTGATCCTAGACTTATAAACCCTGTAACAGCTGTTGATGCTAATTTAGCTAAACCAGAAGTTGCGCCTGCTGCTGAGGTTTGTAGAGTCTTTAAAGACGTAGTTGTTTGTTTTATTCTAGTATCTGTTGTTTCTAAAGCTTTAGTTTGCTTTACTATGGCATCGGTGTTTCGAGCAATCTCTATCATAGTAGACTTATACTGAGCGCTTGCAGCGTCAAGACCAGCAGTATTTTGCTTAAGTCTTTGGTTTTCGCTATCTAAGTCGCGTAAACGCGCTTCCTCAGAAGCTCTAATACTTTTAAGCTTAGCTTCTCGCTCAGATAATAATTTTATGCCTTGTTGTATTTCTGAACCAGTAAGTGTTCTAGTCTTAGCAGCCTCTTTTAAAGCTTTTAACTGGGCTTGGGATTCGCCACCAACACCTTTTTGTAAATTAATCCCAGCTATGTCTTGTTGAGCAGCTTCTCTTGCTTTTTTAGCAGCAGCACTATATCTTAAGAAAAAGTTTTCTACTGTAGCGCCTCTACGTACAGCAGTATCAGCAAACTCATCTAGTTTTCCTTTAAGTACTGTAATACCTTTAGCAGCCACTAGACCTGCCACAGTGCCTACTGCAGCAAATGCACCTGCTAAGTTATTTGTTAGGTATGAGGCTAGCGGAGCAAGTGTCTGAGCAATGAACCCACCTATCTGTGTAGCTATATCAAGAATTTTAACGCCAAAAGCTTCTATCTGCTCCGCAGTAGTTGGTAACGTAGTGTTAATAGAAGCAAACTTGCGTTCTCCTTCAGTAATAACAGCGTTAACAAAAGCTTGTCTGCGCTCAAATTCAGTTAGAGCAAGTCTGCTTTTACCTAGTTGTTCAGCATACGCAGCAGTTGCTGGTTCAATTTTAGTAAAGATACCAAGTTCGTCTAATAGTTCTGTTTCTAATTTAGAAGAACCACGAACTACACGAGTGAAAGAATCAGATAAATCACGGCCTAGTGCGCGAGAAGCTTTAAGAGCTACACCAGCAAGACCTTCAATTTGCTCAGTGTTGAATCCGGCGCTAAGAGAGAGGTTAATTTGCTGAGCTGTTTCAGCAATAGTAAGCTGTCCTTTAGTTATATCTCTAACACTAGTTAGCAGATCACTTGCATTCTGCCCAAAAGTATTAGCTAAAGCTCCTAAGCCCTCAAGGGTCTGTAGAGCACGAGCACTACGAGCAAGAGCATCAAATGACGCTTGTAAAGCAAATACTGTAGCAGCAGCACCAGCATAAGCGCCTACTAACCCGCCAAGACCGCTAGCCTGCGCAGCAAACTGCCTTCCACTACCTGCACTACTCTGACCTAGTCTTGTAGTAGCACGAGTAAGGTTATCTACCTCTTTAGCAGCTTTATCAGCACCTTCAGTTTTAAAGTTAGTATTTATTATATTGGTTATACTAGCCACTTATTTTGCTCTCTTTGCTTTAGCTAAGCCTTCTTGCTCTTTTTGTTTTTGTCTGTAGTATTTGCCTAGTTCATCTTCGGCAACTTTTAATAGTTCGAATACCTCGCGCCTATCATCTATTTCATATATATCCATTATAGCAGCTAATCCGCTATAATCTTTTCCCATCCAAGTACCGCTCATACCCTCCCACTTATCGGGTAGCACATTGAGTAGTATTAGAGCATACTGAGCACTAGTATCTAGCGACGAAGCATCTATAGGCATCTCTTCTTCTGAAGGTTCCCAGCCCATTTGCTCACACATAGCTAGATATTGCTCGGTAGTAACACCTCCGCCATTTAATGTTTGGCGGAGGTAGTCTGTTAGTTTTTTACAGTTTCTTCCTTTTTCTTAAGTGAGAACTGCTCAAAGTCATTTAGCGTATCAGTAACAAACTGATCGAAGACTGGTGAATTTTTTAGTAGGTCAATAGCATCTTCTTCGCTAAAGTCTACAGCTTCTTCTGGGTTCATACCAGAAATGTCAACTGGAAGTAGCGAAGGTAGGTGTTTGATTTTAAGACCTGTCCAACCAGCAATTGCGCGCTCAGCGTAGTTCTCTAAGAACTTAGCGGTATCAACTTCTTCTTCGCGTTGGCGAGTGCGCTTGTTGAACTTATAGGTTAGACTAGCGTTGCGAATTTTTAATAGGTCTTCGCGTGACACAAAGCGTAGGTTAATTTTAAACCCAGCAATATCTGGGAATTCTACCCAGGTAGAAGTGTCTTTAACCATCATAGATTTTAGTTTACTCATTAGATCCCTCTATATAAAAGTGAGCGTCCATCGGGGAATCTGCTGAGCAAGGTGAGGGGAAACCTTGTTTCGCAAGCCGACAGACGCTCTCTGGTGTTAAATTTAGTTATTTCCCCTCAGAAATACTTAAATGTATTACTTATCAGCAACAATTAGAACTTCACCGCCTTGACCTCTTGAAGCATTTGGTTCTTGAGCCATGAAGTTAACGCTTACCGCAAGTACATCTTCAACAACTACCTGTGGGAATTCAAATTGAACAGCAGGCATTGAGAATTGTACGAATGGAGCAGTTGTTCCACCGATATTTAGGTTTGCGTTAGAAGTTTGTGCAGAAGAAGTACGAGAATCTTGTGCAATATTTCTTAAGAACTGGCTAGACTGGCTATCGCCAGCACGTAGATACATAGTAGCAGAGCCTGTTACAGCGCGAGTACCAGTAAAGTTACCAATTGGTGAGTTTAGTGCAGTTAATTCTTCTGGAGTTAGGTAAGTAATGTTATTGTTATAATCAAATGTTAGTGATGTTACTGGGAATGTATAAGTATTGCCTGCAACACCAGCCGCAGAAGCATGCTGGAAGCTGATAGAGCTAAGTCTGTTCTTAATGAAAGAGTTAGTTGCTATAGCGCCTGCTACGTTCATTTGGTTGTATGGGTGATAAGAAGCAGCAGCACTAAGCGCAAAAGCGTTAGAGTTAGCTACTACTGGAGTTCCACCAGCGTTTAGTACACCACCGAATACTGATACAGCGTTATTACGAGGTACGCCTGTAAGTTCTCTCATAGTAGTACCGTTACCAGTCCATGTTACTGTAGCGATTTCTTCAATACCAGCGTCAACTGTAGCTTGGTTTACAGCAGCGTTAGATACTTGGTAAATAACGTTATCAAGCTTGAAGTATAGGTATTGATCTTCTTGAGCTACAGCAAAGTTAGAACGGCTGCTGTGTGAACCAGTTCCTGCAGCTACGTTTGTAGTTGCAAGTCTTCCGCCGGTTGCCCATACAGACTGTTCTGCGCTACCAGTAGATGCGCGAGTATTTGATACAAGCGCCTGCCACATGAACCAGTCAGCAAGAGGTTTAACGTTACCGCTTGGGCTAGTTGCTCCGCCAGTACCGCCAGCAGTAGCTCCTGTTTCTACGCCTGTAGGACGTAGGTAAACTTGGAAGTTCCACTCAACTGGGTTAATAGCTGTGTTAAAACGCTGTTGAGAGCGATCTGGGCTTAGACCGCTTTCTAAAGACGTAATGTCTTGTGTTGCTGAGGAAGCACTTACTGCAAAACCAGCTAATACTTCAAGTTTCCAAGTATTAGAAGGTGTCATCGCTGTTACTGCTGCACCATTTAGCAGGTCAACAGTAGAAAAGAAAACCTCAGAGTTTCTTTGTAGATTAAGAGATGTCATATTTTATTCTCCTTAATATTCTAGTCTATAGACTACTGATAATTCTAACTCTGCTATCCCATAAGGAAATGCCAAACCTTCGTCAGCCGAAATATTTTCTATAGTTATATCTAATATTCCTTTTTCAGGTTCATCCCCGATGTTATAGATGATATGTTCTATATCATCAACTAGATTGTCTGCTGCAGTTTGAGAATTATCTTCTCCATATACGTATGCTCTTATGATAACGTTTAATGTAGCTACCGTCAAATTTTCTGATTGAAAATTTCTAATTTCGGTTCCTGCTGATAGGTAAATAGATGGGAAGTCATTTACCTCATCTAAAAATTTAATTTTGCGATATACGTTATTAAAAACGTTGTGATTATATTGATACGAAGTATCGTAGGTGGAGATACCACCATTGATATTTTTTAAATTAGTAATTAAGAAATCTATAATCTCTGTACGTCTATTAAAAATCATAATGATGTATTACCTCTTACTATATTAAATTTTTGAGCATATAGTGATTGTGCTACTTCTCTAATAGCCGTCTCTACTTGTAGGTCTGGTCTATAACCATAGTCCTTTAGTGATGCATATAACGGATTATATAAGTACTGAAGAGTTCTAGTACGATAATTTGCAAATACTCTAACGCTACCTCTAAAACGACCACTGCGCTCTTTTAGCTCTGGAGGTTCTGGTTCGCCTATTCGTAGCATAGTTTGACCTAGACGCCTTTGCGTAAGTACAGTCCATTGAACACCTGAGATAAAAGCTTGTTTAGAAGATTGTTTTTCCGTGCTAGTAAGGTTAGTAGCTTTTACTATAAATGTATCAGACGGTCTAACTTTAATACTTTTAGTAATTTCCGCTCCAAAAACTTGACTACCTTTTAATACAGGAAGCATATCTATAGTAAGTGCTCTTGTTTTTGACGCTATTTTTACTTTTACAACCTCAGAAGTCGTAGTTTCTAAAAATTTTAAATAATCCTTGTCTAAAGCATTAAATATCTGTTTTTGAAATGAATCATTTATGGAAATTATTATAGCGTTATCTTCTATAGTGGCTTTAAAATTACCAGCATTAAACTGGCTTAACGGAAATTGTAAACCAATAAGCCTAGTACCGCTAGTTTTAGCACCGTTTGCATCTAGAGAATAAACATTGTTAAGTATCATAGTACTAGCTTTAGAATAAAATAGTTGTCTCAAGCGCGGTTCCTTAGACATATAATAGTTAAAAACCCTATTAGTAACTGCTTTAGTACTTCTATTTTTAGCTTGTCCGTTTCTTTGGTCTGTAAAAAAAGGATCCAAGTCTACTATGTAACCAGTTTTATTAACTCCTAACAATTTTTGTGGTAACTCAGCACCTAGTATATCTTCTTGACCTTCTACTTTGTATATACTTTCTCTCTTAGCAGTACCCGTACCTAAAGTAATTTGGCCAATCTTAGTACCTTTATATGCGCCTGCTAAGGCTTTAAATTCTACAGACCGAATATCAGAAGATTCAGTAACTTCTTGCTTAAATAGCTCTAAAACTGGAGAAGAAGGGCTTAGTATAAAGTCAGTTACCTGACTCTGTCCTAGCTTACCTTGCACTAAGTTCGCTTTTAATAGTCTAGATGTTTTCTGCTCTAAATATCGCTGTATTCTATCAGCAGCTACTTTATTTTTATTAGCTAGCGCATTAATATAAGATCTGCTCAGCGAGTTAAACTCAGGTATACCTGTTATGTCTATAGACACTAATCTTATATTAACCATTAATCAATAATCCTATAAAGGTCTAGTATACGACGAATATGTGGAGGGAAGTTTCCTGCTAGCGGAAACTGATCGCCACGCTCGCCCTCAAAGCTGAATCCTTTTTTCTCTTGATCCTGCTTATAAAGTAACTTAACATAATCTATAGTAGCTACTTGTAAGTCTAGAGGTACTGATCCAGCCTCATAACCAGCGCGGTAAGTTACTTCTACAGCGCTAGGGAAAGGTTGAAAAGCCTGAGGACCAGATAGAGTTAGAGCTGGATATGATTTTCTAATAGAAGTAAAATTACCAGTAACGCCTAAGCTGCCAGTATCTTTAGTAATCTCGCCTGTATCCCTTGCAAAGTTATATTCTGCAGCCTTAGAGTGTACATCTTTAAACTGAGTAGAGTTATGTTTTTCATCAAAATGTACAAGCATAGCTGTATCAGTATCTGTGCGGAATCTAAAATTAGAAGGAGTAAAGCTATTAGTATAACGCTGAACAGTAGATACTCTAATTTCATCCATATAACCTTTAAAGGTGCTGCCTATAGTTATATTATTAGAGAAAGATAGAGAATCAACGGTGTAAGCACTATTTGCTATCTGAGTACCGTTATAGAATAAGTATAGTCTTTCTGTCTCGTAGTTTCTAGTAACAGCTACATGTGCCCAACGTTTCTTATTAAACTGTTGAGCTTCTATGCTAGTGTTTGCTCCGGTAACGGTTGTAGTACTACCTGCGACATTTGTTGTAAAAGCTAATCCATATTGATTAGCTAGGCTAAATCTCATGTAGTTAGAGTTGTTAGTAGAGATCTCAAATAATACATTATTTCGTAAAATTGGCTCATCTACTTTTACATACATTTCTATAGTAAAATCTGACTTATCTAACTGTAGTTGTTCTGGTACAGTTGATGAGTATATATAGCTAGTTTCATCTAGCTCAAGCGCTGATTTACCAAAACGCTTGACTTTTGTAGTATTTTTAGCATTGCCGCTAGCTGTGAAAGATACGCTCTGGCTGCTAGTATGTACGGGAGCACCTGTCACTGCGGGGTCAGCTAATAGAATATTTTCTGTGCCATTAAATTCTGATACTTGGTATACGCTAGATAGCGGTAGTCTGCTTACAAATACAGAAGACACGCCTCCGTCAAAAATCTCAACATAGTCATTAGCTAGTACCTCTTGACCTATGTAGTGCTCGATAACGCCGCTAGCATAAGAGATAATATTAGACAGCCTAGCGTCTTGAGTATTACTAGAAATGCTCAAATAATCTTTAACTTGAGCAAGAGTTATATATGTGTTCTTTCCTAAGTTTTCTTCAAAACTATCTGTCATAATTATCTACTTTCTATTGAATAAGGGGAGGCGTGTGACCGCCTCCCCCGTAGTTAGTTCTAAATTTTCAGTAGCTATTAGCCTGCTGTAACTGTTACAGCGTATGCGTACTTAGAAGAATCTAGAGCAGCGCTGGAGTTTGTAGTTAGAGCCTTGAAGTCGAAACGAGTGCTCATGTACATAGCAGTTACTTGTTGGCGTGGTTCGTACTCAGATTCGATCTCAATACCACGACGCTCGGCAATTAGGAAGCCTGGCTTGTAAAGTAGTACACCTAGGTGGTTACCAGTAGAACCTACGTTATCTAGGAATTCAGAGATAGCGATAGGAATACCGTATACTGCGCCTACGGAACCAGTTAGATAAGTAGCGTTTGGACCAAACTTATCAACTGTACGGAAGTCAGCAGTTGTTACTAGGTTGTTATATCCTTCGATAGAAGTGATATATACTAGGTCGTTACCTAGCTGTAGACCATACTTACCCATAGCAGTACGTGCTGCTGCGATATCAGATGGGTCTACTTTGTCTGTGGAAGAACCAGTTGGTACAGTTAGAGAAGCATCAGCAGTTAGATTAGTGATACCTTCAATAACAGACGCATAACCAGTACCTGCAGTGATTGCGTTAGTTGGGGAAGCAGTGAAGCCTGTTAGAGCACCAGTTCCGCGTAGGATTGACTTATCGATAGCGCGAGCTAGACGACGAGTCGCTGCCGCACGTAGGAAGTCTAGTAGAGGAAGAACTGTATCTTCTTCTTCGTCCTTAGCTAGGTGAGTTGTTGCCATGAACTTGTGTGGAGTAAATTCTACGGCACCAATGGAGTTTTGGTTGGAAGTTGGGACGTTTGTAGTGTCGCCAATACCAGTTGCATAGCTACCGGAACGGAACATTGCAACATCGCCATCTTTGTCTTCATCAGCTACTGGAACGCGGAATGTCTTAGCGTCTACTGGTAGACGAGTAAACATTGGAGCAATTACTAGTTGCTGTTCCATTTCAGTGTAGATGTTCTGAGAGAAGTTTGATAGGAACTGATCGACTGTAGTAACAGCCTTCATACGATTACCAAACTTAGTATCAAATACATCGCGCTTGTTTAGCATTTTTGCTAGAAGGACAGCGTTAGCCATTTCCTTCTCAGAGAATTGGTGAGAAGTGCGGGAGTTCTCTGCGTATAGCATTTTGCTATTTTGTAGAGCCTTAATCTCATCCTTGTACTTAGAAATCTGAGATTTTAGCTCAGATACTTCTTCAGTTTGTACAGGAGTATACTCACCGTACTTGTCTTTTGCATCAGCTTCTTTGATTAGAGCTTCACCAGTTTTTTCAACTAGATCAGCAACTCTAGGCGCTGAGACAGTAGCTGTGGCTACGTCTTTTTTAGCCTCGACCTGCCCAGCTTTTACTGCGCTAATGTCGATTGATTCTACGACTTGTTCAGCCATTTTGTCGTTCTCCTTTGTTGAATCTTCGTGAAGCTTTTCTGTAAGATTTGTTTCTGAAATCTTGTCTTCACTTA